TTACTTCGGCCAGGCCTGCTCGAGCGTCACCGTGTCACTGGCGTGTCGGTCAGCCTTCTCTGCCAACTCTCGATATTCGCTTTGGCAGTCTTGGAGTACGCCTGCGAGGGTGGTGGTTGAGTGGCGGAGGGCTTCGACGGAAGCGTCGGGCACGCCACGGCCGATGGCGGCAAGGGTGTCGCGCAGGCTGAGAGAAGCGCCGGCAGAGCCAGCAGCCAGAGTGCGGATAACCTGATCACGGGAGTTTGCATTTTCGATAGCTTGGTTGCGTTGAGTGGCCCAATCTTGCTCGCGCAGGCGCGCGAGATCCTTTGCGGCGGCGAGCTGGGCATCGCGCACAGCGATGTCGGCGCGGTGTGCCGCGTCGAGGCGCCAGCCGTTGGCGGCCCAGCCCGCGCCGCCGGCCAGCAGCATGCCGACGAGGGCAGCGCCGACCGCAAACGCTGCGCGGTATTGAGCGGGGATCACGGAATCACCTTCAGGGCTTCGATGGTCAGAAAGCGGCGCTCCTGGTAGCCGATGGCGTCGCCGATCCGCTCCGTCTTGCGCCCCATGTTCACGCAGTCCGACACGCCGTCGATGTCGTCGACGTCGGCGAAGCGGTTCAGGTTGTTCAGCTGCCAGAACCAGCCGGCCGACAGCGCGGCGCCGGCATCGGTGGCCAGCCAGGCCCCGATGGTGTCGCGCGGGATGCTGAAGAAGTCGGCGCAGGCGTGGTGGTTCGTGGTTCCGGTCAGCTGGATCCAGCCGGCACCGCGCGTGCGCCAGCCGTCGCAGCTCTCCGGGCCGCGGTTTTCCATGCGGTTCGCGTAGGCGATATTGGCGATGGCCTGCTGGTCCGCGGCGTGCGCGCTAGTGCGGCCGAGCTGCTCGGCCTGCGCCAGCGTGAAGCGCTGGATCGCCCGGGTGTTGAACGTCGACAGGATCGCCGCCGGCGTGTAGTTCAGGCTCTCGCGCTTGCGCACGAAACCGCCGCTCTCGTGCGCCACCTGGGCGAGAAAGTGCGCCAGGCGCCGTCGCGTGGTGATGCCGAAGCGGTCGAGCGCCGGCTGCAGCGCCACGGCGACGGCGGCCGCATTGGCGCCACACTGCGGCGCCACGTGGCGGATGATCGAGGCGGTGACGATCATCGCTGGCCTCGCACTTCGCGGACCACGTCGGCGAGCGTCGCATTCCGCTTCGCCTCGATGTAGTTGAACAGCCAGCGCACGATGGCCCAGCCCGGCAGCCCGCAGGCGAACACCAGGCCCAGCATCGCCACCAGACCGATTGGCTTGTGCGCCCATGCCTCGAGGCCGTAGTGCTGGATCACGAATGCGCCGCCGCCGATCGAGAACACGATCGTGGAGATCAGGCCGACTGCCCACTCCTTCGGGCTGCGCGGCGTCATGGCGCACATCACCACCACCGACGCCAGGCCGGCGCCGATCGCGCCGATGCCGGCCAAGCCGCCCAGCATCTTCCAGCCGAAAGCGCCGGCGGCGGCGCCGGAAATTGGTTCACTCATTGGGGATACCTTCATGGGGTAGGTGCTGCAGGAAAAGAAAAACCCGCCGAGGTGGCGGGTTTCAGGAGGGTCAGTGCGCTGGCCAGCGTGCAGGCGAGTATCGCCAGGGGTCCGGAATGCCGAGCGCCGCGGCGACGGCTTCGGAGCAGAACCAGCGGCGCCGGCTGTGCGGGATCGGCGAGATCACGAACTGCAGATTGCCGACCAGGTCATAGCCGGCGCCGCGGTGCGCCTCGAACCAGGCCTCGGCCGCGCGCCCGAGCTCCGGCGGCAGGTCGACCAGATCCCAGCGCGCCGGATCGAAGTCGATCAGCTTGGAGCGCACGCCGCCGTCTTCGAACGACGACGACCAGGCGCGGCCGGTCGAGAGCACCAGCTCCACGTGCGAGTAGTTGGACTTCGTCCACCACCGCACCACGCGGCTGTAGATGCCGGCCAGGCCCGGGCGCGTGCCCTTGTAGAACGCTGCTTTCATGGGATTTCCTTTCAGCCGGTGTAGCGCTCGTGCGCCTGGATCGGATCGTCGAGAATTTCCAGCGCGCGGCCGGCGGCGTCGAGTAGGCCCATGGCTTCGAATGCCAGCACGTCCTCGCGCGTATCCGCGCGGTCGACGTCGACGTAGGTTGCGGCGGCCAAGTCGGCTTGGCCAATCCGCACCGTTGCCGCACGCTCGCGCTGCGCTTGGCCGGCGGCTGGGTCGTCGATCGCCGCCAATTCGATGCGCACCTTTTCCGATCGGGTGAATCGGTTGCGGAACGCGAGCACGGTCATGTGCCGCCCTGCTGCCGGTTGCACACTCACGAGCGATTCCATCCCGGCGATCTCTTCTGGGGTGGCGTCGCGCGCCACACCGTTCTCCAAAACTTTAGGCGTAGTCATTTAATTGAGGATCCCATATACACGAACAGTGCCAGCAGTCATATTGCCTGCAGATAATTGAAAACCTGATGCAACGGCCGTAGAGCTGAAATATCCCTCTTGCGCAATCCCGCCGTTCGTCGCCCCAACGCTTCCTCGGGCGCTAATAGTCTTATTAGCGGCGGCATTTACGCCGCGTATCTCGATAGTTATTGCACTGCCTTTGCCTGTGGTCGCATTAATGCTCCCTGTAACGACGAATCCGCCACTGGCTGTCATTGTGGACCCGGCTGGACCACTGAAATAAAATGAGCCAGTAGCAACCACACCGCCGAATGCCAAACGGAGAAAAAGAGTTTCGCTTGCCGAAGGAGTTATCCCTTCGCATTCAATGACATATTTATTGCAGTCTGGCCGAAAGATTTCCAGAAAATTGATCAACGATACGGTCGAAGTAATTGTGGCCTCGGCCAATTTGATTTGCGCACCGGAGCTCACATCGCCGGCGCGCTGCACGTAGACCATCAACGCGTCGCCGTTCGAAAACGGATTCGCAGCACTGGACGCACGCACACTGACGGAAAAGTTGCTGTAGCCGGTTGCAGCTGTCGAGCCAGTAATATCGAGCACCATCCACTTGGAAACGTCGCTCGCTTTTACGATTCGGAGAGCGCCCTTTACAGAACCCGTAACCGCAAGCAGGTCGGACCACACTTGCGACAGGTCCGCGCCGCCAGACATAGCGTTGTCGATCCGCAGCGAAGTGGCAGAATTTTGCGTAGCGCTGCTCAAGCGCAGCTTGCCGGTGCCGGGGTCGCTATTGGCGGTAGACGAATCGAAAGCGTATTGAAACGCGTACGCGCCGCCAGCAGCGAACATACTCATCGCCCCCAGCGCTGCATTAATCTGCGGCACCATCGCCTTTTGGGCCAGCACGCTCGCTGCGGCTTTTGCGCTGAACTCAGAGGGCGAATCGGTTGCTGGGTCCGGCGCTGGCGGTAGTTCGTCGACAATCATACGAGTCCTTTAAATTCAATTGGTGCAGTGCGGCCGCTGCCGCTTTTCGGGACATCCCATTGACCCAGGAAGCCGTAGCCGATGCCCATGGCATAGCGGTCGCCGGCAATAATTCCAATCTCTGTATCGGTGTAGGCCGACAGGATCCGGTAGGCTTCATCTTCGAATCCGGCCGGAATGAGCACGTTGAAGTTCAGGCGCTTGGCGTTACTGCGCTTCTGCATCGTCACGTTGCCGAAAGCGTCCTCAATCCGTGTTGAGTAGCTCAGCACCCCGCCCGACATAGTGGCCGTGACCTTGCCCAGGGTTCTGGACTTCCCGATCAGGCAAGCGCCCATCTTGGCGTCGGCGCTGCCGTTATCTACTGTGAATGTCAGCGTAGAAGCTGGGTACGGCGGAACGTCATCGAAAACGGCGTCACCTGCGCGAATCGGCTCCTCGTAATAGAAGTCGTACCAACTCAGCACGTCGTGCCGTATCAGCTGCTTCGTTCGGGTGTACCCACTTTCCGACTGGGTGATAGTGACTGATGCGCCCTCGACGTTGAGCAGCATCACCGTATTGACGACGACGCCGGGCTTCACCTCGAAAGTAAGCGAGCCTGGCGCCGAGGTCTGGCTGTTCACCGCCTTGTCGAACGCCTTCCAGCGGTTGGTAGCCCCCAAGGGGAGCCACTTCGTCTTGTCCGTCAGCGGCGTGGTGTTGCTGGCCGCCAGCGATTCATACGTCAGGTTCGCCGCATCCCGCACCTTCGCACCGAGCGCGTAGGTGCCAGACACCCACAGCGGCTCGGTGATCGGAACGTTCGACGACACCAGCGCCGCGCCGGTGATCGGGATCAGCCGGACGATGCGGAAGTCGGACGAATTCATGCAGTTGCCTCCTGTTTAACGCGGGCCGCATTCCAGCCATCGGTAACGATTTCCATGCCGTCGGCAAGGCGCTTGGTGTTGCCCTGCGTCTTGTCGAGCGCCACCTGCAGGTCGGCGATCGTCCGCTCCTGGCGCTCCACCGTCGCGGTGAGGCGATCCACGGCCGCCGCCAGCACCTCGTTGTTCTCCGGTGGGCTGGCCAGCCGGCGCATCAGCTCGCGGTTGTCAGCCGCTGGAATGATCCGCTCGCCCTGGTGAATCTGGGCAGGCATGTCGACCGGCACGTAGTTGGTGCCCACCGCGAAGCCTCGAAGTTTCTTCTTCGCTTCGTCGCTGGACAGGAGCGCCTCCCGCACCTCTGCGAGCGACGTTCCTTTTCCCATCTGGGTGAGGTAGAACTGCAGGCCGCCGGCGTCGGCCGCGCGGCCGAACAGCTCGCGGTACAGCGCCTGCAGTTGCGCCTCGGGCGAACCCTTGATGGCTCCCACGATGGCGCCGGTCGACACCCCGCTGGCGGCCTTGTCCTTCCAGAAGTCCATGCCGGCGGCGTCCGGCGCGCGGCCCAGCGACGACTTGTAGGCGTCGCTGATCGCCGATGTGGCCGATACGACCGGGTTGGCTTTCGCCGCCTCGAGCGCGCCCTGCAGGCCGAAGATTGCCTGCTCGATCGACAGGCCCGTCACGCTGATGCCCTTCAGGACGTCGATCTGCTCCTGGTACCGCTCGAGCATCAGGTCGTACTGCTTGACCTGGTCCTCCAGCGATTTCAGGCTTTTCTCTTCGACCGTCAGGGCTCCGTCGGTCAGCTTGGCCAGCTCGGCCAGGTCGCCCTGGGTGCCGAACAGGTCGCGCTGGTAGTCCAGCAGCGTGGCGTAGCCATCCGTGGATGGGCCATTGCCGACCGCCGCCAGCGCGCGCTGCAGCTTCTCGCTGTCCGGCAGCGGGCCGCCGGCGCGTGCGATGGCCAGCGCCGCGCGAATCTCCGCCTGCGCGCCCGCGCGGTCCGCCTCCTGCTGTTCTGGAGTGCGCATTCCGTCGAGCGTGCTGCGCAGTGCGTCCGACATGCTTTTCAGCTTGCCGACCGCCTCGGTGCGCATCTGGATGTCTTCCTGCAGCGCCTTCTTCTGGCGGTCGACCACGCGCTGCAGCACGCCGAACTGGCCGTCAACGCTGCTGAGCAGCGCCGCTGCGGTGTCCTTCGCCTGCTGGTTTGCCTTCTCGATCGCCTCGGCCGCCTGCTCCGCCGCCGTCTTCTGGGCCTTGATGGCCTGAATCTGGTCGAACAGGGAGCGGTTGCTCTCGTCCAGCGCCGCACGCTGCTGCGCCAGCAGCTGGGTCTCGGTCAGCGTGAGCTGGTCGAGCTCCTTCTGCAGGTCAGCCCGCTCTTCGAAGATCTTGGCGTCGACGTCGGCGATCTGCTTGAACGCCGGCGCGATCTGGATCAGCGTCGCGTACGCACGCGCGCCGGCCTCGGTGGTCAGGTCCAGGCCGGTGACCACGCCGCGGAACTGCTGCAGCGAGTCCTCGGCGCCGGTCTTGATCCCGAACTGGTCCAGCGTTGGAGTGATGCGCGCATGCAGCGAGTTGGCGCGCTCCTGGTCGGTGTAGAAGTCCGCCAGGAACTGGTCGGCGCCCGAGGTGAATTCGTCCAGGCCCCCGACCAGGTCGATCAGCCGCTCGCGCGCGCCGATCGACGCCACGCCCAAGGCGCCGAACGTCATCCCCATCGAATCTGTGACGACGGTCACCGCCTGGTAGTTGGTGGCCACGCGCGCCAGGGTTTCGAGGTAGCCCTCGCCCACCTTCTGGAACTGCTCCAGGCCGCCCACACCGAACTTGGCCAGGTCGTCGCCGACCTTGGAGAACACCGCCTCCAGCTCCTTCTGGATCTCGTCGTCGGTCAGCCCTTTCAGGCTGACCTTGCCGATGTCCACCACGAAGCCGTTGAGCTGCGCGGCGAAGCCGTCGGCGCCGATACCGATCATCTGGCCGGCTTCGAATACGGTGTCGTACAGCGACATCAGGACGCTGGAGATTTGGCGGTTGCCCTCTTCTCCCAAGCCTTCGGTCTTCGTGCTGTACTTGTCGCTGCGGAACCAGCCGCCGTCCTTCTTGATGTCGGCGTACTGCATGGCGTTCAGGCCGCCGCCGAAGATGCTCGCGAAGTCCGTCTTGCCGACAGTAAAGCCGGTGTCTTCCACCGTCTGCTTGCCGCCAAAGACGCTGCCCAGCGCCTTGCCGATAAAGGTCTTGCCGATCACCGCGCCGAGCGCGGCGCCCAGCGCCATCCCCACCGGCCCGCCGAGCATGAGTCCGATCTGGCTGGTACCCATGCCCAAGTACGCGCCGCCCATGGCGCCCAGCACCGCGCCGCCAGCAGCGCCACCGATGCCGATCGCCTTCGAGTCGAACACGTTCTTGCTCATGTCCGAGCCGAAGTCGCCCGTCACGCCGGTGGTGCGCACCAGCAGCGAGGCGAATTGCTCGATGCCGGCCTCGATGTTGCGCAGCGAGGTCAGCATGCCGTTGCTGATGCCCAGGCCCTGCAGCGTCGCGCCCTCAATGGCGTCGAGCGAGCGTGTGATCGACTCCGACTTAGCATCCGAACCCAGCACCGAGCCGGTGCCCTGAACCTTCTGCCTCTCTTCCGTCAGATTCGGCCCGCCGCCACCGATGCCGCCGATGGCCACGCCCAATCCGGTCACGATGGCCGCCATAGCCGCCATGCGCACCGGCGCCGAGTACGGATCACCGTTACCCTGGTTGAGCACGGCCGCGATCCCCTTCGGCACCAGCTCGGCCAGCGTCATCGCTAGCTCGGCCGCGTGGAATACCTGCGATGCAGCCTGCAGCGCCTTGTAGCCGCGGCTCTGCTCGCCGAAGAAGCCGGCGGCCGCACTCGTCATGCTGCCGTAGCTGGCCAGGTGGTTCTTGGTGCTTTCCCGATTCAGCTGGTCGACAATCTCCAGGTATTCGACTTCGGTTTTCTTACCGTTCCGGTGCAGCATTTCTGCATTGGCACGCTCCGCGGCAATCTTCGCTTGGCGCCGACCGAAAGAATCCAGCGAGCTGGTCATCTTGGTGATCGAATCATTAGCGACCCCGAACGATTCGCGCAGCGCCTCGCCGAAGGTCTGGGCCCGGGTTGGGTCGAGGAATTCCTTCAGACTCTCCTGCGCCTTCTTGTTGGCGTCGTCGATGCCTTCGTTGACCACGCCCTGCTGCTTGGCCAGCGCCAGATTGCGTAGCTCGACGGCTTGCCGGCGATAAGCCTCAGCCGTCGCACTTCCTGCGTCCATCGCCTCGATCTCTGCAGCGGTTTGCTCTTTCAAAACCGCGATCGCAATCATGCGCTCAGCGCGCAGCACTGCGACAGCCTCTTTGCTCAGCCCGATCTCTTCGTTGGTCAAGCGCTGGGCCTTGACCTGTTCCTCGAGACTGATCACCTCGGCGTTAGCAGCTTCCACGCCCTGCATGTAGAGATCCAGGCTGGCTTGTGAGCGATTGCGCTGGGCCGCTGCGAGATCGTCTTCCAATTGCTTTTCACGGCTGATGCGCTCCTCGCCCAGCTTTGCAATCTGACCTTGAAGGTCAAGCTGTTCCCGCTCGCTGTTGATCTTGGCGCGGGTCAGACCGAGCTGCTCCTGCAAGCCGCGCTTGGCGGCATCAATCTGCGCCAACTGGAGTGCGGCCGTACGTCGTAGTGCGTCGTCCTCCGTGATGTCTCCTGCATCACGCTGAGCCTGAACTTGGGCCAGCGCGCGCTGCGACAAAACATCCTCCAGCTCACCCCGCTTTCGCAGAGCCGTCATGCTGGAGTCGATGCCGGCGACGAAGACATCATTATATTTACGGCGAATTACTTCAAGACGACCCTGGATCTCGGCCTCATCCAGGCCGTTGTCAGCACCTTCCTTTCGCGCGGCCTTGAGATCACGCTCCAAGAGCTGACGGCGTGTCAGTAAGGTATTGGCTTCATCGAGCCATTTGTTCCTCAACTCATCAGCGCGGACGGCTGCAGCTTCAGCAGCGCCGGCATCTTTCGATGCCTGAGCCTTACTGCGAATGCTGTTGATCTCACGCTCGTTGACGGTAAGTAGTGCTCGAGTCGCTTGTAGATCGCGGTCCTTGGATTCGTCGTAGTTGTCGCCGTCGCGCCGCTGCCCGGACGCGCGGAGGCGTGCAATACGTTCTTCCATTTCTTCGCGCTGCTTCAGAAGGGCGGTAATCTTCTGCTGATTGCCCTCTTCCCGGCCGCCGAAAAAGTCGATGGTCGAATCAACCGCCCCAGACACTGCCTTTTTGATACGAAGCCAGCCGCGCTCCCAATCCGATAGGCTGTCCAACACCTTTTGACGCTGGCCATTGACCCCGTCCGCATAGGCACGCTGCGCGACATTGGCCGCCTCGAGCGACCGACCCTGCTCTTGGAGTGCCTTCACCTGTGCGTAGGTTTCGGCGGTGACAAAGTGATATTTGTCGGCGATGGCTTGCAGGGCAGTGAGCGGCGACTTGCCCAGGTCAGCAAATTCCTTCGCTGTGTCTTCGACACTCTTGCCGAGTACATGCTGCGCATCCACGGCCACAGTACCGAACCACTCTAGGTTTTGGGAAGCAATCGCACCGGTGCCAGCCAAAATGGTCAAGGCTGCAGCAGCCACTCGCTGGGAGCCGCTAACCTCCCCGATGTTGTTCGCCATGTCGGCCATTTGTAGCGAGGTCGTGCCAGCGAAATTCCCGGTCATCGCCAGGGCTCGCGAGTACCGCAGCGTTTCATCGTGACCTGCCTTAAAGGCAAGGGCGCCGGTGGCCACCGCCGCGATGGTCACAGTAAATGGGTTGATGAGGTTGAGGACGGCGCCGCCCAGGGCTTTCGCAGCCGGCACGATGCCGCCGAACATGTCCTTCAACTGACCGCCTTGCTGGAGGAAAACGGTCAGCGGCGCCTGGCCGCCCTGCAAGCTGACGATGATGTCCGTCATCTGCGCCGGCACGCCACGCAGCGCCGCATTCATCGCAGCCGCAGACATGCCCCCGCCTTGCATTGCATGATCCGCAGCGCGCAGTTGGTCGATGAAGGGCTTGGCTCGATTCGTTACGCCCAACTGTGCCGCCTGTAACTCAAGCAGTTCGATTCGCGTTTTCCCGATCGCCGCGGCTTGCTGCTCCAGCCCCTTAACGAAGGAATCTTGGCCGTTGCGTGTCTGGGCGGCTTCACGTTGTGCCTGCGCCAGCATCCGCTCGCCGTAGGTAGCCTGCTCTTGCGCCAGGCGCAGATCCCGAAGCTTCGCAATCAGCGGATCGGCCGCGGTTGCCGCACCATTCTGCGCCGCGCGGTACCGGAGCACCTCGTCGGTTGATAGCCCGAAGAGCGCGATCTGGTCCCGCAGGCCCTGCAGGAAGGCATTGCGTGACGCATCAGCGTGCGCGGCGTCGCGCTGGGCGGTTGCGGCGGCGCGCGCAGCTGTTTCTACTTGCTCCTGTGCCGCCCGCATGTTTTGCAGCTGGAGGATCAACTGGGCAGCCTCTTGGGATGCACCAGCTTGCGCAGCACGGTAACGCAGCACCTCGTCGGCGGATTTGCCAAACAAACTCACTTGCTCGCGCAGGCCTGCCAGGAACGAATCCTTGTTGGCTTGGGCCTGCACTGCTTCGCGTTGCGCAGCCGCGGTGGCGCGCGCCGCGGCTTCCACCTGCTCTTGGACGACACGCATGTTTTGCAGCTGCAGGATCAGCTGTGCAGCCTCCTGCGACGCGCCAGCTTGCGCCGCGCGGTAGCGCAGAACTTCGTCGGCCGATTTTCCGAACAGAGTCACCTGCTCTCGCAGGCCGGACAAGAACGATTCCTTGTTCGCTTGAAGCTGCGCCGCTTCACGCTGCGCCGTTGCGGCGGCGCGTGCGGCCGCCTCGACCTGCTCTTGAGCCGAACGCATGCTCTGCAGCTGCGCGATCAGCTGCGCCGCCTCCTGAGTTGCGCCGGCCTGCGCAGCGCGGTAACGCAAGACCTCGTCCGCCGATTTGCCGAAAAGGGCAACTTGCTCGCGCAGGCCGGACAGGAACGATTCCTTATTCGCCTGCAGCTGCGCCGCCTCGCGGTCCGCTGCGACCTGCGCGCGCGCAGCGGCCGCAACCTGCTCGTGGGCAGCACGCATGTTTTGCAGCTGGAGAATCAGCATTGCGGATTCTTGCGATGCGCCCGCTTGCGCGGCGCGGTACCGCAGGACTTCGTCAGCCGTCTTGCCGAACAGCGCCATCTGCTCGCGCAGGCCGGCAATGAACGACTCTTTGTTGGTCTGCGCCTGTGCCAGATCGCGCGCAGCGGCCGCTTGGGCGCGCGCCGATTCTGCGGCTTGCCCCTGCGCCGCCTCGACCGCGCGCAGTTGGTTCAGGTATGGCGTCAGCGAAGCCGGATCGACTCCTTTCCGAGTCGCCATCGTCTCATAATAGGCCGCCGTGGTACGCCCACCTGCCTCCATGGCCGCAGTCGTGCGTTGGATCGACGCGATGATGTTACGCTGCGCGCCTTCGACCGCGCGCGCAGCGCCAGCGGCGCGCGTGCCGGTTTGGGTGATCGCCTGTCCGGCGCGTTGCGCGGCGTCGACAGCTGGGCGCAAGCCAGCCTCGACACCAGTGGCGTCTGCCGTAACCTTGATTGTTGCGTTGTTGACAATATCGGTCATGGCTTTGCCCTTGAATGAAAAAGCCCTGGCGCGCTGGCTCAGGGCTTTGGGTCGTGCTTTCTACTCGTCTCGGTCATTCATGATGCCGAGCGCTGCGAACTCCATGGTCTGGATGTCCGCCTCGAGATCGTCGTAATCGTCGGGCGCGAGCTCCATCCGATCCATCTTGCGATGCAGCGGGCCGTAGTCGAGCCCTGTCGCTCCAGCCATGCCGACTCGCCACTGCGTCCGCATGTACGCGAACAGCGCGTATGCCGGCCAATTCTCCGGCCACACCTCGACTGCATCATCGCCGAGATCCTCCAGCGTTAAGCCGGCTGTCTCCATTTCGGCCAGCTGCTTTTTCGTCAGCGGTGGCCGATACATGGCCTCGGCGATGGCCTTCAGTTTCCCAGGCGGCCTTCGTTGATTGCGGCGCGGTAGTCGTCCTTGATCGCGTCGGCCATCGCCGGCAGCGTGTCGACCAGCTCGGCGATGCCTTCCTTGTCGAAGTCGGCGTCCAGGTTCCAGCCGACCACGATGGCCTGGATGTACTTGACCGCCACATCAGTTTGACGCTTCACAATCTCTGTCTGGGTCATGGTGAATTCCGGGATTGCGGCGCCGGACTGCTTGGCCTTCTCGACTGCGGCGTTGAAGCGCTCGATCTCGGCGTTGGCGTCGTCCTTCAGCTTGGCCTGCATCTCGTCGGTCAGTTCGGCCAGCTCGGTGCGGCTGCGGTACTTGAATTCGACTTCCATGCAGCCGGTCGAGCCGTCCAGCATGGTGGCCTGCACGGTTTTCTTGAAGCTCTCCGGACGCTTGCCCAGGACGATTTTGGTCGCTTTATTGGTTGCCATGATTTTTGTCTTTCAAAGTGGTGCGGGAATAAAAAAACCGCGAGGTGCGACCCCGCGGCGAGAAGGCCAGCGCCGACCGTTCGGCGCCAGCTGGCAAAACTGTTACGCGGCGTAGCGGTTGACGCGGCTGCGCAGGGCGACGCCGCACTTAACGACCATGCCCTGGCCCTTGACCAGCGACGGACTCGGGTTGTAACCCATCACGCCGTTGTAGAACAGCGGCGCGCCCGACGGCAGTACCACGCGGACCGCGGTCACCGCCTGGGCATCGGTTGCAGCCTGCAGCACTGCGTTGTGCGGCAGCGATGGGTCGTCGGCAATGCTCATCGCGATCGAGGAGGCCGAGAAGCCGTTGAACATCTGGATCTCGTCTTCGACGTCCAGGAATTCTTCGGTGTTGTACTTCGGATCGCCGCCGGACACGGTGAATTCCTTCATGAACGGCATGACGGTCCAGCTCGTGATTTTGCGGAGCGAACCGGCGCCGTTGCCGGTCGGGAACGCCTTGGTCGAGCTGGTGTTGAAGCCTTCCAGCGTGACGCTGGTCGACGTGGCCGCTTTCACGCGGAACAGGCGCAGGTTCGCCTTCACCCAGCTGCTGGCGAACTCGACGATGTCGCCAACGGCGAAGGTGTTGGCGGCGGTGGTCAGCACGCACTCCAGCGCATTGCTGGCGGCGGATACGGCGATCGATGAGCCGTAGGTGTCAGCGACCGAGAAGGTGCTGTTATTGGGGACGGATACAGCCATGGTAAGGGCCTTTCGAAAGTGAGAAATCCCGGAGTCCGGGCCGTTGCGCGCCCGTTTCGGGCAAAAAAGAAGCCGCCCGGATCGCTCGGGGCGGCTTGGAAAAAGGGTTGTCGGGTCAGCAGAACAGCATGAATTCCTGAACGGTGCCGTAGTCTTTGGTGACTTCGTCGTAATCGTCTCGTGCGGCGTCTAGCGTTTCAGTCTGCAGGTGCACGGCAGCGTGCAGCGCATCCTCCACCTGAGCCGCTACTTGAAACGCTTCGATCGAGGTGCCCGCCCATGTATTGACTTGGACACGGACGAAGCGCTTCGCCGACCTATCGCCGCTGATGAAGTCCAGCAGAGAGCCGCCAACGATGTAAAACGTGACATACGGTGTCGGCGTGCCTTCGTCCGCGATCCCCGCGAACACGCGGCCGCCGGCCAGCTCACCAATGGCCGCGAATATTTGTTCATGCGGTGTCATCGTGCGTTCCTTGCCAGTTGCTCGGCCAGCGTCTGCGTCATCAGGTCGACCGCCTCGTGCTTCTTGGTCTCATAGGCAGGTCGCATGAACGGATATGCGCGCGTGCGCTTCGTGCCGTACTCCAGCTCGGCCGCGCGCCGGTGCGCGGCCCAGCCAATCGTACGGCCGGTGCGCGCGCTGACGTTTCTGTTGGGTGGCACGAACTTGTGGCCGTTCTCAACCCATCGCCAGTAGAAGGCGTCGCCGCCGCCGTATGGGCCTTTACGAACGGTCACCAGGTAGACCTGCTTCGCGCCGCCGCTGGACTCTTCCTCCAGACGCTTCACGATGATGCTGTCGAATAGCACGCCGGTCTTCTTGTTCGCCAGTGCGTTCTGTTTCGCCTGATCGCGGAAGAGATCGGCGCCAGCGTACGCCACCGCGCGCAGTGTCGACTCGCCAACCGAGTCGATGACCTGCTCTGCGGTCTCCTGCACGGCCTCGATGAGTCCAGCCGGATCGAAGTCGATCATTTGGCGCTCTCACAGACCAGGAACATGTAGTCGCGATCCTTCGAGTCCGGCAGCACTGCCTTGATGTCGTAGTCGACACCCAGATAACGCGCGCCCATCGACGCGTCGACGTCGCGCCGCGCCCGGATCCTGATCGAGCACTTCACGATCGACACGCCGGCGTCCGCGCGCATCACTTCGGCGCCGGTCTGGAACAGCACGTCTGCCCACAGCGATCGAGCGACTTCCCAGCCTTTGGTGCGCTGGCCAGCACCATCGCGGCCGGCGGCGCGCTTCAGCAGTTCGATTCGGTGATTTAGCATCCGTACACCACCTCCGGCCACAGCAGCCGCTTCACGTGCTCGTTCTTGGGCTGGCCGCCAGTCTGGAAGTGCTCGTTCAGACGCGCCAGGATAAAGCCGCTGATCGCGGCCGGCACTATGGCTGCATCATTGCCGTAACCGCACGTGATCTGCACTTGGACGGCGTTGATCCGGCGCGCCGGCGTCGGCCAGGCGCGCCCCGGCTCCAGGATGATCTCCCCCGGCTCACGTTCGCCATCGACCTGGTAGTCCTCTGGATGCAGCGTCTGCTGCACGCCGGCGACGTCGATGAATTTGATATGGTCGACCTGCAGCAGCGGCGGCCGGCGCAGTTCGAACTTTTCCGGAAAGGCGTCGAGCGTCAAGCGCCACGTCTGCTGCATGATTGCCCGGTTGGTTTCGCCTTCCGCCTCAGCGGTGTAAGTGAGGATCGCTCGCCGGATCTCGGCATCGAGCGCCGAGGTGCCGTCTTCGTCGACGTCAACGCGGGCCGCCACGCGCGCCTCATCCATCGAAACGGCCAGCGCGGTCGGCGGAATGATAAGTTTCCAGCTCATCGTGTGGTCCTATTTGTTTCCGCTGGGCGAAGCGGACCGGAAGTTCCTCCCGGCGCCGCCGGCGCCCGCACGTACCCGGCGGCCTGCTCCTGCTCCTGCTGCAGCACTTCGCTCGGCACGCGCGGCATTTGCGATGCGTCGATCATCAGTTGTCCATCCTCTTGAAGTGAATGGTCCGGAAGAAGCGTTCGCCGTTCGCGCAGTCGAAGCGCAGCTTGCAGTAATTCAGCGGATCGGCCGAGGTGTCCAGGCCGCCCAGCTTGACCACCGCCAGCCGCCCCTGCATCTGCGGCTTGACCAGCTCGGCCACGCCGACGGCGACCGCCGAAACCGCTGTGACGGTGGTGTTGCTGTCGATCAGATCCTTGCTGACATCGACCACGTAGTAGCGCTTGTCTTCCGGATCCTTCTCCAACACCCACTGCACCTCGACCTTGCTGAACCACAGCGTGCGGTCGATCTGCTCGCCATTCGCCAGGGTTACGCGGAAGGTGCAGAAGTTGAGCGCGCCTCGCAGCTCGTCGAAGCCGCCCAGCTTCACAGGGATCAGCGAGCCCTGGACAACCGGCTGCTCGAGCACCTTCACGCCGCCGGGAATCGCCTCGGCCTTCACCGCGGTAGTGCCGGCCTCGGCCAGGTCGATTCGAAGGTCGGCGACGAAGTAGCGCTCGTCGTCCGGAACCTTGTCGCTCCACCACTTCCCGTCTCGGTAATACGGCGCGCCCGGCACCACCGTGCTTGGCTTAGTGCCGAACGGAACGACGCGCGTGCCGCCCGGGAACACAACCTTGCGGCTGGCCGGGATCTTGCTGGCGTCGATGACAATCTCCACCGGCGGCTCGTTGGCCATGGTGGTGAAGCTCTCCGGCAGCGGCGCCGAGCGGTTGCCGGCCGCATCGTAGGCGCGCACGCGCACCTGGTACGTCGTCGACGCGGTCAGCGCCGACACAGCGAGCGACCGCGACAGCCCGGCATTCACGTAGCTCGCGCCACCGTTGATGCTGTATTCGTAGCCGACCACCCCCACATTGTCCGTCGCGGCCTGGAACGCCAGAGTCGCGCCGGAGGTGGTGACGTTGGTGATGCTGATCGCACCGCTCATCACCGGTGCAGTGGTATCTGGCACCTCTTCGCTGGCAGCGGTGAGCGCCATTTCCGTCTCGGCTGTCATCGGCAGCGGCTGGGCCGTGTTGCCGTAGACCGGCGTCCCCACCGCCGGCGCGCTTCCGGCCAGATACTGCATCGTCTTCGCCGGGCGGTCGCACGGAACGCGGATGCGGGTCGCGCTGACGCGGACCACATTCCCGATCGTCAGCGGCAAGTCGTCCATGCCGGTGCCGGCAAAGCCGGTGATGCCGCTGGCCGGCGTGATGTCTGTCGACCCGCGATGCACGATATCGACCAGCACATCATTGCCGGAGGCGGTCATCTTGAAGATTTCCGGACCGCACAGATCCGCGCCGCCGTAAGCTGCAGCACCGCCTTGGTAGGCGGCGCGCGCAGCGCTTGCGGGGTAGCCGTTTGCCGAGGCGGCCAGATGGATGCCGTCGGTATTCAGCGTGAAGTCCAGGTTTTGGACATGCACGACATTCGGGTCGCGGCCAACCGCCTTTTCGGCCATACGCACCCAGTTCGACTGCTGGTCGAAGATGGCTTGCGATGCCGTGGTGTGCTTCGTCCGGCGATTCATCCCGCCGAGGATGATCAGCAGGTCCGGCTGGCCCGTCAGTGCGCGAACGCGCGCGAACAACGTGCGCAGGTTCGCCTCGTGCGCGGCTTGGCTGATGACCAGGCCCTCCGCGGCAGAGTTTGATCCGACCGTGACGTAGCAGCTGGCCAGTTTGCCACCGATGGATGCAACATCGGCGGCGAACGCGGTCCACCCGGAATAGCCCGAGCTGATCCAGTCCTCCAGCGTGCTGCCGCCCCGGCCAGCATCCAGCATGCCGATCGGCACGCCGGCCTGCTCCGCCAGGCTGTTGGCCGTCACGATCGCGGCGCCGACCGTGCCGAACGACTTCCATTCCGTGCCGTCGTGCCAGCTGATGTCGTCGCGCGGGACCAGGCCGGCGCCGGACGTACTCAGGAACAGCCGCTCGGCGCCGCTCGAGCCGATGCACGCCTGGATGTCGCCCACGCCGAAACGCTCGGTGCTGATGGCGGATTCGGCCAGCACCGTGCCGCTGGCGTTCTTGCTGCGCACCTGCGCGCGCCGCTTGCCCGGGCCTGCCGGGACAGCGGTGTTCGCCTCCCAGGTGTTCGTCCCGAAAGTAGCGCCTGCGCCAGCGTACGGCGCCGCAACCTCGGCGCCGTCTGCTTTGTATAGGCGGCGCTCGACAGATGCGGGCGCCGCACCGGCAGTAGCGCCCGCGATCTTGACGAGAGCCTCGCCGTTGACGCGCTGGTAAATGCGCTCAGCGGTAGGCATGACCAGCGTGATCGCGTTTTCCGGCTGCGGCTCTGGCTCGACGGGCGCGCCCCTGAAGTTGTAGGCTGGCTCCGCGCTGGTGGCCGGGCTGCCGCTCAAGGTGAACGGCAGTTTGTTCGGGCCCGCGTCTGCGATGTCGGTGACGCTCGACAAGCGAACGTAGACAACCGGCGTCTTGTTGAGATCGGTGACCAAGTCTTCGCCGTTGGCCAGGCGCGCGATTTCGGCCAGCGTGATGCTGCCGAGACCGAAGGCGGTGCGGCCGTGCGACTGGTCGCTCCGGCGATTCGCGGCGCCGTCGGCGCGCCCACCGATCACGAAGGCCGACCCGTTCAGCTCCTTGAGCAGGAACGGGCTGGTACTGGAACCCTCCAATACGACATTTGCTTCGGTAGCAACCACCCCGTCCACAATGGGGACGCGGTACAGCCGCACTGTCTCGCCGTCGCTGATCAGCGCATATGTGTGCGCACCCGTGCTCAGCTTGGTTGCCGAAACGATGGGCGTATCGGCCGTGGCCGTGATGGTGTCGGCGAACACCAGGATGCGCCCCTGGTGTCCGGACGAGGTGGTCGCGCCGAGCGTGTAGAACGCGATGTTCAGCGAGCCAGCAACGCCGAAATTACCTGTCGAGATGAAGTATTGCGGCGCGTCGCCAGTCACCAGCCCGTCATAGCGAACAGTGAACAGAAGCCACCAGGGCTTGGCTGCTGGAATCGTCAGCAAGACGTTATCCGGCGTGCTGACAGACTGCTGCGTGCTGGCGGCGCGTTCGAGATCAATCATGTAGCGGCCTACCGGTCAGGGGTTCAAAAGGCGCTCGCGCACGAACGCCAGCAGCTCCTCGTCGGACTTGCCGACGGCAGCGCTATAGCAAAATGGTTTTCATCCGGCCGTGCCGCTCGAGCATCACGGTGGTGACGCCGCGATCACGCAGCAGGTCGAGCGTCTTTTCCCACGTCTCCCGGTCGACTGTGCCGACGGCGCCGTGTAGGTAGACGATCTTGTCGGTCAGGTGCGTCACCGTGACGATGGCCAGGTAGGGACGCCGGTTTTCGTAGCCGCCCGACTGGTCGTAGGCACGGATTGCCGACGTTTGCGGGGTCATCGTCAGGTGGATCATGCTGATCTCCGACTTCGGTTCGTTCGAGCGGGAACCGCCGCCTCGGCGCGCACGTCGGCGAGCCAGGCGGCGGTATCCGGGCGCATGGCTTACTTGGCCGACTTGGCGGTCTTCTCTTCCGCCTTGACTTCCTTGGCGACGCCGCCGTCGACCAAGCGTTTGGCTTGCTCGGCGTCGAAGCCGGCGACATCGCCGGGGCTGTAGATTTTCCAGGGCTTGATGAATTCGACCGATTGCATGTTCAGTTCCTATTGAAGGGGTGAAGCCGACCCGCCGCAGCGGGCCGGTGCTCAGGTCGCGTTACGCGCCCCAGGTGATGCCGGTCAGGATCGAGACCGATTCCACGTGACGCGGGCCGAAGTCGTGCTTCGCGATCACACGCACCAACGTCTGATCACGCTGGAAGGCGCTGACCATGTCACCGTTGCCGTCCTTGTAGGCCGCTTCCTTGGAATAGTCGATCAGCAGGCTTTCGTCTTCGCCGATGAAACAGTCGTTGAAATCGACGAAATACAGCTCCGAAGCGTTCGAACCGGCGCCCAGGTTGTTCGGCACCTGGGTGGTCTTGCCGACCGGGTAACCTTTCAACATGCCGTCCTTCATTTCCGGGAACACCTTATTGCCGTTGCCGTCACGCAGACCTTCCAGGAAGCGGAAGGTACGCGGCGACATGATCCAGCCAGGGCGACCCAGGTTCGCATCGACTCCTTCGAGCGCCAGAATCAGCTTATTCAGATCGGTTTCGATCTTTTGAATGGTGTCGCCGGCGGAAGCGACGAACTTGAATCCGGCCAGCGCCCAGTGCAGCAGGCCCTTCGGGGTGTTGTTGTTGCCGTCGTCACGGATGAAGCCCTTGTCTTCGCGCGCGCCCATGGCGGTTGCCAGGTCGTCCACGACGATCTTGTCAACGTTCTGGTTCGTGCCGGTGTACGACAGCAGGTCGTTCGAGATCGGAACCAGGCCGGCGAGCTTCTTGCTCGTCAGCTTCAGGTCATCGAACTGCGGACCAGTGGTCGGGATATCGGTTTCGGTGCCGATGTAGCCGACGACTGCACCGCCCTTCAGGCGAGGCATGGTCAGGTTGCCGTTGACGAGCGGCATCGGGCGCGCGCCGAGGGTGCGCACGACCGACTTCGGACGCCACAGCTCGATGACGTCGCGAGCCATGTTCGCGGGGACCAGGACACCACCGGCGCCAGGGGTCAGGGTGCTCAGAGCCATCGCGACGTCATCGCCGAAGTGATTGTCTGCGGCGAATTTGGCAGCAGCCTGCTGATTGCCTTGAGCCGCGACCAGGGCGCGGACCATTCGCGACATGCCGAGACCCGGGATCTCTGGTTCGCGCGGACGCGCCGGCAGGCTGGCTGGTGCAGCTGCTGCAGGCGGCGCGGCCGGCTGGTGTGCGGCGCCCAGTGCGCGGTCGACCGGTACCGCGGCGGCGGCGGCAATGCTTTCTGCCGCCTCCATGCGCGTGATCTGCGCGGTCAGGTTGGCGAAGGTGGCCTGCAGGTCAGTGAATTCCTGCAGCTGCTCGGCGGTCAGTTGGCCGCCGCCGGCTTCGATCAGGGCCAGAGCTTGGACGCTGGCGTTGACCTTGGCGCGTTCGCTGCGGAGTTCGTTGATGGTTGGCATATTGCCTCTCCTAAAATGGAAAAAGCCGCCTCGAAGGCGGCTTGGTTGCTTGTCCCGCGAACGCGGTCAAATCTGGGTTTGTATCGCCATCGCTTTCGCGCGGGCGCTGATGGATTGTTTGGTACTGCGGGCGACCCGCGCCTCGCGCGCCTGGGCGGCAATGCGGTCAATGGCAGTTTGTGGAGTCTCGATACGATCGGCGAAGCCGATATCGACGCCCTGCTGCCCCATGAACACTCCGGCCTCGGTGCCTCGCACAGCGTCGGCGCTGGTTCCGCGGTACCGTGCGACCGCATCGACGAACTGGCTGTAGTAGCCCTGCACCATGTCGTTGAGGAACTTGAGCGACTGGTCGGACAGCGGCTCGTGCGGGCTCAGGTCGTTCTTGTGCGCGCCGGCGAACACGGTTGTCACCTTCAAGCCCATCTGCTCATTCCGGGTCGACACATCCAGGTGCTTGGCGATCACGCCGACCGATCCGACACCGGAGGTGCGCGACATCGACACGTTGCCGATCGCGGACGCCAGCAGGTAGCCGGCCGAGTAGGCGCTGTAATGGGTGATCGCGCTCATCGGCTTTACGCTACGCGCTTCGAACAGGAAGTCGGCCAGTTCGAAGGCACCGACGGTGCTGCCGCCAGGGCTGTCGATGTCGAAGGCGATCTGCTCGACAGCAGGATCCGCGAGTGCCGCGACCACCTGGCCGCGCAGCTGCTCGTAGCTGGTCATGGTTTCGCAGGGATTCATCTGCATGCTGCGGCTCACCAGGACGCCATGCACGGGGATGATCGCCACGCCGGTGTCGGCGATTTGCTGGCGTCGGGCCGATTCGGCGCGCATCGCAGCCGTTTCATACGCCCGATCGTCATCGTCTTCCATCATCTGCGGCTGGGCGCCATTGACGCTCAGGTTGACGATGTTCAGGCTCATCTGCTGGTTAGCCCAGGCCGCAGCCTGGTCCAGCATTGCCTCGGTCACCATCAGCGGCTGATTGAAGATCATGCCGGCGATGCGGAAACGGTTTTTCATGCGAGGATTCCTTCGATTTCAGCCACCGCCTCCGGGTCGGCCTTTGGCATCTGCGCTGGCAATGGCTTGGCCGCGTCGACCATGTTGAGCGGCTGCAGGTAGGTGTCGCCGCCCTTCACGGGAGGCAGGTTTTCAAGGCGCCGGATGTCGTTCACCGACAGCCAGCCCCACTGGCGCGCGATCGCATACGACTCGTAGCGCGATTTTTGATCGCCGCGCAGCAGCCCGGAGACGTTGAACTCGATGTAATACTCGTCCCGCTCACTCGGGAGCAGCAGATCGCGCATCATGGCTTGCTCGTGCCGCTTGATCCACGGCAGCAGCGTGTAGATGACGAACTGGATGGCCTGGTGCTCGATGTTCGAGAACGTCGCCTTGTCCAGCTCTCCGATCATGTGCGGAGGGACCTTGTAGATGCGCGCGATATCCAGCGCCATCAACTTGAGGGCCGGGATCAGCTCCGCGTCCACGTTCGTCATCGACAGCGGCTTGAAGGTCATGCCCTCCTGCAGCATGGCCACGCGCTTCGCATTGCCGCTGCCGCCGTACATCTGCTGCCATTTGTCGGTGATCCGATCAATGACACCCTGATCTTTGATCGGCGCCGAGTCCTTCGGGCGCTCGATTACGCCAGACAGCGCCGTACCGTTCAGGAACGACTTTCCTGCGTACTGCTGGAGAGCCTGGGCATAGCCGATGGAGTTCGCGTGCAGCATAATCGGCGAGACGCCAACGTAGCCGTTCAGGCTCCACCAGCGTACGTGGTGCACCATGCGCTGCGGGATGGGGTCTTGCCCGTCTATCCGGTAGTAGGGACGCAGGTCGGAGCCCTTCATCACCTGCACGCAATCAGGCGACACCGGGTACAAGCCGGTGACCATGCCATCCGGATCGCGGCCGATGATACTGTAGGAGTTCCCCCTGGTGCCGGCGGCCAGCTGACTGCCCTCCAGGAACTCAAGCGGCGTCTGCCATTCGTTCGGGGCGTGCGCCAAGATTCGATGCAGCGGGTGGTCACGCGCGACTTCGCGCTGCCCGTCTTCCGTGCGCCGGAAGATTTCCCGAGGTAGCTGCGCAATGCTCTCCGCAATCAGGGTGACGCAAGCCTGCACCGCGGTCAGTGCCAGCGCCGACTCTACGGTCACCAGTGGCCCTGCATCGGACCTTGCGCCGCCCAGGCCGGACAGCCAGCCACCGTTGCCGGTGGCGATCTGCGGGCTGAAAAACTGTTTGGCGAACATCCGTTACCCCTTGCCGCCGCGCGCGAGCGCTCGAGCGACGATGTACGACCAGGACAGCAGACCAGTGCCGGCGACGATGAAGCCGGCCGGCAGGAAGATCATGCCGGCGCCGATCGTGACAGACGTCAGGCCGAGAATTCCGGCGACGAGGGTCGCCCAGTCGATGAAGCTCATATCGTTACGCCCTCGTCGTAGATTGATGTGGTTTGCGCGGGCGCTGGATTCAGTGCCATCAGCTGGACGGCGTTGAATAGCGCCATCAGCGGATCGATCTTTCCGGTACCGGACGCCTGCTTGGTGATAAGGGCGGCATTCCCGCGTGGCTCGATTTTGGCGTTGCTGACGCACCAGTTCATGAGCGCCTGTCCGCCATGCAGGAGCACTCCCTCAGCCAGCTTCCGCTCGGTGACGCTGATCGCTCCGATCAGTTTCCAGCCCTGCGACACGCCGAAGCACTTCTTCTCGTCGATCTCCGCGTCGACCAGCGCCTGGAACATGACCTTGTGGGTCTTTTCCGGGTCCAGGCCGACCGAGGCGAGCAGCCCAGACTCGTTGACTTCCTTGACCACCGCGGCCACCTGGGCGACGTCGCCCGGCAGCTCTTCGATGATCACCAAGTCGCCCTGCTCCTGGAAGTCGTCGTACTTACTCTCTTCGCTCTTGCGGCGCTCCATTGCGATCGGGTGTGCCCACGCGCGCGTCCAAGCGAGCCATTTGCCGGTGCCGCGCTCGCGGCCTACGAAAGCCAGTCCAAGCAGGTCGTCCAGACCGCCGCCGTCAATGCCGGCAGTGACCACCTCGCAGCGCGCGAGTAATTCGTGGAGCGTGATGCCCGGGACTTTCGCCTGGCGCTCCCAAAAGTCGGCGCCAGCCCATCGGTCGGCCCGCAAATTCATCCCGATCTGCACGTTCAGGTGCTTCGCCAGGAAGATCTGGAGCGTCCCATCCGTTTTGTGCAGCAGCTTCTTGAGCTGATCTGCAAGCCATGCCGCGCTGACTGAGCGGTCGATGTTCGGGTTGGTGAGGTAGTAGGTCGACGGGTCCAGGTAGGCTTTCGCCTTCACCATGGCCGCCGGATATTCGTACAGGACGCCCAGCGATTTTGGATCGTCGATCTTCCCGTCGCGGACGTCGCGGTAGTAGTTGAGCTTTTCCTTGAATACGCCCGCCGGCGGCTCGTCGCTCTGGGTGGTCAGGAAAATGACCCATCCCTCATCTCGCGACACCTGGCCACCAAGCGCCTCCATGAACATCGCCTCGGCGTTCGCGCGCTTGCCGAACAGCCAGTGTTCGTCGACGAGAACCTTTCCGGACTTTTTCCCGGAGACCGTGTCGGTGTCGGCGGCGACCACCTTCAGCGATGCCTTCGAGACCAGATGCGTGATGGTGCGCACGTGATCCTGCACGTGAAACAGCGCCATGAGTTCGTCGTCAGCGCGCACCATGGCGGCGGCCGGCTTGAAGCTGTTATCGGCCACCTCCTTGGTCGGAGCCAAGATCAGGTGTTCTTCCTCGCTTCGCCAACAGAGAATTACAGCCGTCAGCATGATGCCGGCAGCGATAGTGGATTTCGTGTTCTTTTTGCTAATTAGCAGGTAATACTCGCGAATCAGCTGCTGCCCGGTTTCCGCGTCGTATCCGCCGAAGATGGCGGCGACGAAGTCGAACACCCACTGCTCGCTACACTCGCCGAAGTTCGGGCTCCGGTAATCGCCCTGCTCGCCCAGGCTTTCGTCCCAGATCGATTTCGGGAGATCGCAAACCCGGAGCTGCTTGAAAATCCTCAGCGCCTGCTCGGCCTGGTCGGGGAAGATGGGTGGCGGGATGATCGACAGTTTGTCCTTCAGCCTGTCTTCCCAATCCGGACAGGCGGTGGACCATTCCATGTTGTCATCCTTACTTCACTGCCTTGAGCTGAGGCGGCGCCGCTGCTGCAAACCGGCTGGCTACCTTCTTGGCGTTTTCGTTCTTCTGATCCTTCTTTCCACCCTCGCCCAGTTTCTGGTGCTTGAACGGCAACATCGCCTTCGCCACGTCCGCACGGATGCGGATGTCGGCCGTCGGCTCGTTCATGAGGTTCGTCAGGAATTCCATCGGATCGGTCGTCGACGGGATGTCGACCAGATTGTCGGGCGGCGTCGGAGCCGGGCCGATCTTCGCGCCAGTGCCCGCAGCACCTCCGCCGACGCGCCGCTCATCGAGGTAGGCTTTAACATCCGGGTCTTTAACATTTCGTGACCCAGCAGCCGATGCCGTTTTTTCACTGAAACCAGCGCGAATCGCCGCTTCCTTATTGGAGAACCCAGCCAAAACGGCATCGGCGAAGGCTCGCTTTTTGCCTGTTAAAGCCATTAACAATTTCCTCCAGGGGGACTTTTTTCTGCGCGTGAGTTGCTAGTCGGTGTCCGGGCCTTAGGGGCGGCAGGGATGGGATACCCCCTCCCCTTCGGATCGCCGGCCGCTCAGTCGTGGCCGCCGACACCGCGCTGCGCGGGCGTCCGGCAATCCAGCCCGACGTGACAGTAGGTTGCGCCCCATCTGGTGTAGAACCACACCAGCCAGTGATGGACTGGGGCCTGTTTGAACGGAATGTCCGGGTTAGCGCGATACGCCTTGATGGCCAGCAGCCGCCACCATGGCCAAGCGCTCGGCCCATGGTGTGGGTGCGTGATGGACTTGCTCGGGTGCGCGAACAGGGCGCGCTTCTGGGTAATCAGGATTCGCATTTCGTTCTATCCTCGCGCCCGCTCCGCAGCCTCGCGCGCCGTCTTGGCGTCGTGGCACGGAACGCACAGCAGTTCCTTGTTGTCGTCTTCGTCGCTGCCGCCCTTCCAAAGCGGGGTGATGTGGTCGACCGCGGCGCCCAGCACAGTTTTGCCGCGGCGCTTGCACTCCTGGCACAGACCGCAGTCACGCGCACGGATACGTTCGCGGTCCCGCACTCCAGCCGATCCGCGCTTGCGCTCGATGGTGTCGGGCCGACGGTCGGGCATCATGGTCACCCGCGCCCGTGCTGGCTGCAGGCTCGACTTGAGCTGTTGCAGCTTCATTCGCCGCCCAGCGCATCAGCCGGCACCCCGAAGTAACGCGCGATTTGCTCGGTACTGAACGTCTGCCATTCAGCGAATGGTGCAGGCTGTGACTGCCAGATCGGCTGGAACAACTCTTTTAATACCTGCGGAGTATTGCCGGGCACATCGCGTGCGATCTGCGTCAGCGATACGCCGGCGGCACCATAGCCTTTCGCGCGCAAGATGCCATGCACGCCCTCGCACTCAGCGAGGCGCTCGGCAATCTGGTTGAGGCGGCCCAGGTCGGCCGCTTGCGCCGGTGCGGCGCAAGGCCCGAGGGCGGCGCGCAGGATCTCGGCGCGGTAGATGCGTGCAATGTTGTTCATGCTGCTGCCTGCGTACTGGCGGCGCGCTGGCGCTCGACCGTGTAGCGCAGCCATGCCAGCTCTTCCTCAACGGTCATGCGCATGGCGCACCTCACATATAGAAAAGCCGCCAGCGCATTGCTGCGAAAGGCGGCGCCTAAAGTCGACGCACTGCGCCAGGTAAATGTTGTCAGTAAAACACAGTATGCAATGCGGATTGAAACCGGCGAAGCAACATGCTACTGTTTCTTTTTAAACAACACGATTAGAAATATGTCAACCTTCATCATCACATTTCGAATTGCGGCAGATAACAGGTACCAAAGCCGCTACAACTCTTTCGTCGCCGCGGTAGCTGACATCAGTGCAGGTGGCAGCATCTGGCAGGAAACGTCCTCGTTTTATGCACTAGTTGCCGACGGAACTGCACGATCAGTCTGCGATCAAATCTATTTCGGGAGTGAATTCGATGCGTCGCAGGACCAAATGGTCGTGATCAGTCTATCGGATCAAGAGTGGGCCTCACGGGGAGAGGTTAAGTATCCATACTCTTTGAGCGCAAGCCTTGGTTTTGCCCAAGCAAGCTGACCGGCTATTCGGGGGCAGTAAAAGCGAACACTTACTGAGTTCACAAACAAAAAAGCCCACTCGAAAGGTGGGCTTTTCTCAAGGCGAGCGCCGGCTTTACTGCTGGCCGGACTGCTCGACTGCCTCGGGTGACGTTGGCGCCTAAGCGCGCATTACGTGGATCGAGGGATATGTGAAGAATGTAGTTTACGCCCGTTTTCTGCACAACACAACAGTATTTCAAATGTCATCTTCCTGTTGCGAAAAGTGAATTTACGCACTGACCATCAATGATGCCGCGCTCATGCTGAGGTTTTTATAGGAGGCCATATGTCAGACGATCCAACTAAGCGCGGCACGCCCGATCGAAACCTCATCAGCTTGAAGGAGCCACACGAAGTCAGCTACTGGACCGACGCGCTCGGCGTCACGAAGGAAGAGCTGGAGCGCCTGGTAGCCGAAGTCGGCCATAGCGCAGCAGCGGTTCGTGAACGACTAAAAAAGTAACCCGCAGCCCAGTCAGGCGCAGGCTGCGACCTGACTGGTTCGCACTTCCCTGCGCATCTTGGCGCCGGCGCGCGCGCTGTGCGCCTGGTACATGCCTTCCAGCTCGGACACCATGTCAGCGATGTGCTCGCGCTCCAGTGTGCCTCCCTGAATCGGCTCGCGGCCGGTGCCGGCGCAGTGCGTGCACGCGCGACTTTCCATAATCTTCGTGCCGTTGCAGGCAGAGCACTCGCCGCCGAGCCAGTGCGCCAGCGAATGGACAGCGATCTTCTTGTAGATGCCGTACGCCGCGCCGATGTCCCACTCGTGCTTGATGTTGATCCACTTGCGTGTGAAGCCCTTGTGCGCCACGTCGCGGGTCCAAATGCGCAGCAGCACACCCAGGTCGTGCGCATTGCTCTCGATGGCCTGGCGCGGGACGCCGGCGATCTTCGCGCGCAGAAGCATGGTACCGAACAGCTCGCCCGAGCCGCCGGACAAGTCGGCCAGCGCCGCCGCCACGAGCGGCTCGGTCTGGTGGTGCTGGTCGTCGTCCTGCAGGTTGGAAGTGCTTAATGCATTAAGATAGCGCTCTGCGAACATGGTTTCTCCGTGGAATTTCTAGGAGGTTACCAGCAAAGCGTGACGATCAAGGAACGTCCGGGATTTTCCAAATTACAATCTGCCCTGTAGAAGCACACCCTATGACGCGACGAAACAAATTTGTCTACTACCATGCAACATGTGTCCTGACTGATAAACCTTCTTAGGTGCGACCAGATTTTGATAGAATACAATGCACTTTGATCAATGAAAATTGCCAATTTGCTACTAACTAGAGATTCCATTCAATTTTCCAATAATGAACACTCAAGCGCCACGCCCCTTAAAGAAACTTAGAATAGCGTGGTGGAACTGCTTCGATTTCTTTCACTATGATCCTTCTCAAATACTAAGTTCAAAGATCAATTCCTCAAGATGGCCTGCCACGCCAATCGAATACGAGGAAAAATTGAAACGCATCAGTGATGCTCTTCTTGAAGCTTTTACTATTGTGGGAGAAATCGACATTCTTTGCATGTGTGAGCTAACGAAAGCCGCAGCAGTTGATTTAGGCAGAAGAATTCTCCCCAACCATTTTGTGGCATCTCTAGATGTATTAGGGAAAGACTTGCACATCGCAATGTTTTTCCCTAAAAATAATGGCTTTTTTGAATTTGAGGAATCCATGCCAATCATCGTGCCAAATCTCTCTAAAGACTCGAGATCGATGGGCGTTCTGGACATTAAATATGAATCGAAAATCATCCGAATAATATCATGTCATTGGACAGCTAGGATGAGTAAGGCATCGGAAACGCTACGCGAGCGTGCAGGAGATCACCTCGGAATGTATTGTTACGACTTTATCGAAAAAGACCCCAATAACCACCATGTCTTAATCTTAGGCGACTTTAATGATGAGCCTTTTGACACTAGCTTAGAAAGGCTAAATACTCATCGACACCGAACTCGTGCAATTTCTCCGATGCACTGGGCTGATCATTATGTGAAGCGCTTGCATTTATATAATACATCGTGGAGGTTGATGGGCGAGAAGCATAGTCACATGGTAGACATCAGAATAAAAGAGCTGAAGGATGCAGCCGGAACTTATTACAATGAGCAAGAAAAAAAGTGGCTTCACTTTGATCATCTCATCATCAGTGGTAATCTATTGAAAGGTGAAACGCCATATGTGGATGAAGATGAGATACACATTGTCTCTAGCGAAAAGTTCCTAAGCAAAGGGCTACCATTAAAATTTCACAAAACTAAAACTGGGTATTCAGGCCTATCCGATCACCTTCCAATTACTGCAACAATCTCAATTTAAGGATACATCATGGACTTCGAATTCGCTCTTCGACGCTCACTCAGCAGTGTAAATGAAGGCTACCAGAAATCACGAGAAGATTTGAATGAGATAATTACTTCACTCGCTCAAGCCGTATCAACAATTGCTGGGGAGCAATTTGCAATAGGATTAGATGAGATCTCCTCTGACATGAAGGGTACAAGCTTTAGAGTTTTCCTTGACACCAACCTATCTGACTTAAATGCTGAAATCGTCGACATTGCTTATTTGCGAATTACCTCTAAAGGCTACCCTATACAACGTGGGCCTATCGCAAAGGGTACAAAGACCATCTTTGCTGAGGCAGAAATTCCAAATAAATATGAGTTAGGCCGTTACTTCCTCGATATGATCGAAAATTCAGATTCCGCTCTAGTGCAAGCAATTGGTTTCGCATTAAGACGTTCTAACTAATCAGCAAATTCAGGCTGAGGATTTAGAATATTTCACTTTGCCAGCCGCCGCGTTTTCTCTTAAGTCGCGTTGTGATGGCAAGAAAGCGCATCGCGTATATGTCGACAGAAATTTCGATTTTTAATCGCGCGTCGTTTCGCCAGAATCTTTTACCTCATGGATTTCAAGGATACGTCGGTCAGCATTACCGCGAAGTCCGAAGTGTAGAGAGTTTTATCGGCCAGCCGCAGCTTATCCGTTCGACCTTGAACTAGGCCACCTCGCCAGCGTCGCGCCGCGCATTAAGGGTCGCGGCGTAGGCGGCCTTCGTCTTGATCATGGTGCCGGTCTTTACTCGAGAGCAGATTGCACTTTGGGGCATTCCAGCCACGCCAAAATGTGCATTCCCGAGATGTATTTATGAGTTGAGCCGTGTGGCGGTCTGCATCAGCGTAAGCTTGACGAACTAACCTGCCTAAAGCCGTCGAATGCGAGCCCTGATCCTGCTGGTGGAAGAAGACCGCCAAACTCGCAGAACAATTTGCGACATGCTGGAAGCGATGGAATATCGTGCCCTCGGGGTCGGCTCTTACGAGCGGGCGCGGCGGTTGATGAGCGGTATTGGATTCGATACTTTGATCGTGACTGCTCGCACACCTGTGGGAATCGAGCTGACCTACGCTGCAGAGGCAATGACGTTGCAGTCGGGCATTAAAGTAGTCCTATTTTCTACTGGAGCTCTGCCCCAGCACCGCTCATCTTTAGTGGATGCTTTCGTCGCCAAGCCATTCTTGCTCGAATCACTCGGCGAAGCACTGATAGCAGTCTTGCGGAAGCTGCATTAGCTATGCAAATTTACGATGACGACCGTCAAGACACTCATAGTCAAATGCTTGTCGACGTTGGAGTCGTCCTTGCACGTGCACATGATCTGGATTACGCCCGTGCTTTTCTCAATGAGATGCACATCCAGAAAGTGTCATATCACGCGTCCTCTCAGGAAATACACGCCGATTGATGCACCTCTAGCCCGCGCCAGATGTACACGGTGCAGTCTGATCATGCTGAGCACCGGAAGCCACCTTGATTCCGGCCGCTTGTCCACAGAAGTGGGGGGATTGCTATCGTTAATTACCCACGCTGCCTATCTCGATCACGACAGCACCTGGCTTCATCCCATATTTGCGTCGGATCGTCACTGGCTCGAACTGACTGTCGTTAACGCCGAGCGCGTCCGCGACGCCGTCGAGCATTGACTTGCATGCGGCCAGGAGATTGTCGCGGTCACGGGCGCGACGGTCTGGTTGGACAAACGTGATGACCAATGCGAGTTCATGCGCCTGCTCGAACCGAACCCCTGTGCTGGCTAATGCGGTCAGATGCGCGGCGTTTACGCGTGCAGCCTTTCTGAGAGCTACGCCTGAGCCCCAGTGCCGCCCTTTCGAGTTGTTGGGATTGAGGCGACGGTCTGGAAATGGAAGCGTCACGATTAGTTCTGAGGTTGGCATTTCATCCTTTCGTTTCGGGTTGTGCTGCATTATTTTTCTGATCCAGCGCGCGACGCTTCTCGATCCACGCCTCACGGTCGGCCAGGTTCAGCGCCGGCGTGTACCGCTCGCACGCCGGCCTACTCCAGGGCAGGAAGGGCTTGATTTCGTTAATCGGGCCGATGCCGCGCCCTGCGCAGCGCCCCAGGCCCACCTTCGCGTGCTCCGGGTATTCCTTCATCTTGAAGTGGCCGCACAGGGCGCAGGTTTCGTTGCTCATGCTGCCTTTGCCGGCGGGGGCTCGCGACGCACCAGGTCTTTCAGCGATCCGATTCCCTCGGGCTTGCGTGCGCGCTGCTCAGGTTCTGCCGGCGCCGGCAGGGCGATCACCGGACGGATCGGCGACGCGGCGGCCGGCGGCACGAGAGCAGGATCCATCGCGGCCTCGATGCGCGCCTTAAACTGGCCCATGTACTCGCCGGACCGCGGCGACAGCCCCAGCTCGGCGCCCTTGGCCAGGATCGTCGCGTCGCTCGCCCACCAAGCGCTGCCGGCACCCGCAGGCTTCTTCTGCACCTCGGGCGGGGTCCAGTCGGCCGCATACCGCTCGCTGGGCCCGAAGAAGGTGGCGGACTGCAGGATGTACATCGACTCAATCTTCATGGCCTTTACGAAGGCGGCGTATGCCTGCGCGCCGGCGAGCATCTCGGCCACTGTGGCGCCGGCGGCCAGCCGCGCGGCCCAGGCTTTGTGCGCTGCTTTCTTGCTGTCGCCAGGACGTGCGGGGTAGACCTCCCAGACCGCTTCGAAGTCCGCCGGATAGTCGTTGCGCTTCACCTTGGCCGGCGCCGCGGAGGCGCGCAGGCGGTCCAGTTCGTCCAGCAGCTCGACAACTGTCGTCGACTTCAGGTGCACGGTCGGGTTGGCGGCGGCCAGGCCGCGCAGCGGGGAGTAGTCACGCATGGGCCACCTCCCCCTGCCGCTGGCGGCGCGCCACCTGGTGCTTCGCCCATTCGCCTGCAATCCAGGTCACGCCCTTCGGGGTGAAGCGTGCCGAGTTGAAGGCGTGGTTGTTCTGGGCGGTACCGGCCTTCACGCAGAAGCGGCCGGCGGCCTGGTGCTGGGCGTGCGGCGTCAGCGCACCGTTCAGCCGGTACATGATCTTCTGGTCGAGCAGGAACTCGCGGAACGCGCCCTCGTTCGCGCCCAGCAGCTTGGCTACCTCGCGGAAACCCTTTGTGCCGGTTGAGTCGGCGTAACGCTCGACAAACTCCACGGCCGGCGCCGCGGCGGCGAGCTGGGCAGCCTGGGCGTCAATCAGGTCCTGCTGCTCGGCAGCTAGGCGCAGCGCCGCGGCGAACGACTGGGGGACCGCCGGCGCCGACGGCGGCGCGCTCGCCTCCAGCTCTTGCCAGCGGTCTACCAGGCGCGCGGTGAACTCCGGCGACAGCTGCGCCACGATCACGTACGAATCGCGTTTGCCGACACGGTACTGTCGGATGGTCTTCGGGCCCGGGCCATCGTTCGGGACTTCCTCAAATTGAGGAAGTGCGATTGTCCCGCGCGCCAGCAGGCTTTCGATCGTGCGCACAACGTTGTCGTGCCGCTTCTCAACCAGGTCGGCGATCTCTCGGCTCGACATGGTGACGTCGGCACCGCCGGTGGTTTGCAGTGTGAGCATGCTTCCCATGTTGTTTCCTTTCTATCGTTCGCGCCGCGTCAGGCGGCCTCCAGCAGGTCGGACTGAACGTACTTCCGCTTCCAGCTTGGCGCGCACTGGATGGCGTCCCAGTTGTCGGCCATCTCGCGCGGATTGTTCTTGCGGTTGTGGTTCCGGGCGATGTCTGTGCTATCCACGCTGGCGAACGGGTAGCCCCAGCGCGCGGCGTTCATCCCCCGCAGCATGTGCAACCAGGTCGGCACGCGCCCGGTCTTGCAGATCGCATTCATTGCCAGGGTCATGCGCGAGTGCCAGATATCTGACCCAACCACGCGGTACTGTGCCGACGACCCAATTCAGACGCGCTCCCACTCGTCGCACAGGCGCATCAGGCGCTCGACCGGCTCGTGCATGTGCCACACCGGCGCGCCTCGCTGGCCGTATGGCCACTCGCGCACCAGCTCATCGTTTGCTGCAGCGTCGCCCATGATGACGTCGGGGATTACTGCCCAGGTGGTGCGGTATTCCAGCCACCGCTCGCACCAGGCGTAGAAGGCCTTCCAGTCGATCGCCGGTGTGGCGCCGCGGCGCATGGCCTCCATAAATGCCGACCATGCCCCGTTGTCCAGCATGTTGCTCTGGCCGTACTGGTGACACCACTCCACATCGTCGGGCCGCCAGAACGAGGTGCAGAAGTTGCGCCCGGCCAGCTCGACCCGCACCTTGTGCGGTGTGATTGGCGTGCCGTGATAGTGCAGCGTCATGCCTCCTCCCGGATCGTCTCGATGTCGACGCCGTGGTGATGCGCGCGCAGCACTTGGCGGCCGCCAAAGCGGCGATGAAGCTCATCGGCGATCTCTTCGTGGTAGCCGCGCGCGATCAGGGTCGTAGCGGTGACAATGTGCTCGACCTGGATCATCCGGTCAGCGGTCTCGATCCTCAGGTTGTAGATGATAGGCTGGCCGTTGTTCGGGCAGTCGGCCACAAACTGGCGGGTATAGATATTCATGCAATCTCCAATTCTTGTTCGCCGGTGGCGCAGCGCCTTGTTAGCATCTCGACACACTCGGCCAGCAGCTCCTGCTGCGTGCCATAGCGCGCCTGGAACGTGGCCTTCATGCCGTGCACACTGATGCGCCCGCGCAGGTCCGTGTCGTCCTGCTGGTGGTGCGGGCCGCACAGGGGCAGCACCAGGAAGTGCGCGCCGGGCTTCGTCCGTCCGTCGATATGGTGGATGCTCACGACCGGCTCGTGGCGGCCGTCCTTGAGGCAGGCAATGCAGCCCAGGCTCGCGATCGCGTCCATGAAACGCGCTTCGCCGGCGGTTGGCGGGCGGCCTTTCATGCCGCGCGACTTCATCGGCTTCGGCAGCTTGGCCGGCTTCGGCTCGCGGGCCCGGGCCTGCACCGCGGCGACGCGCAGTAGGCCGGCGCCGGCCGTCGGGGCTTTGAAGCCGGTACCGCGCGCCATCGGCGTCCTGCGCCGCAGGGGCTTACCCTGCTTGAGGGGTGAGCGGCGCATCATGCTAAGATTCCAATATGACAACCAAAATCTCGCTGATCTCTGCAAGCCCACGGTTCATTTTGGTAATTACTGCCGGGGTGACAATTGCTACCTGCCTCCTTGGATGGCACTTCAATCTGGATCGAAATCAGTGGCCAGGATGGGTCCAAGCGGTTGGCTCGGTTCTCGCAATACTTGTCGCAGTATGGGTGTCGTGGCAGCAGGCCGATAGCCAGCAAAGGCGAGAAGCGCAAAATGCCGAAGACGAGCTCCACGGACTGATCAGCGCCATCAAAACGGAGATCGAAACAAATTCGGCAAATGCGCACGACGCGATTGGGAAGCACCTGCTGACCTTGTCTCCTGGCACGCACTTCAATGGAATAATGCCTATCAGTGAGGACCCCTTCGACATCTATAACGCGGCGCTCCCAAAACTTGGATTGATTCGTGATCCGGAATTGCGCGCTCAGATTGTTCGCACTTACAGCCTTGCCAAAGGATTTGTTCTGACTCTCCGCTACCACAACGCCTTGGTAGAAAACCTGGAGACGGCTCAAATTGAGCACGAGCTTGGCCCGACGCAGAATACGAGTTCGCGTATCCGAATCTTGAAGGCTGAGTTGGTTGGCTACACACAAGTGCTGTGCGGCACCTACAAGAAGATGAATCTCGCCACCGACACACTTTTGCCGATGCTGGAGGCTTATTGAATGTTTCATGCTGAGCATCTCAAGACTTTGTGTGAAAAGACGCACCAGTGCGAATCGACCACACAGGGATGTCCTGGCGCAGGCCGCACGGGTTCGGGATGTGCTTCTTGCTCAGCGCCGGGCGCGTAAACACGCTCACCGGCTCGCGCATCGCTGCCACTTGGCCAACCGGGCGGACCTTCTCCCCCTCCAGCTGGTCGTAATGCGCGCGTGCGAAATTGCTAATGCCGATCTTCCCGTCGTCCTGCTGCACCAGCCAGCCGCTGCGGATGCCGCGCTGCAGCGTGTCTTCCTGGTGCCCGACCTTGTGGCCCATGTCGACCACAGCGAACAGCGCATGCGGGCTCACCGGACCGTGCTTGTGCAGGTATTCGCCGGCGGCGTAGGAAGCAGTGCCACGCTTGGCGCGGCCGGTGGTGTTATTGCTGGCCATGGTCGGCCCTCCGAGTAGTGAATTGAGCTAGGCGGCAGTCGGCGCGGTAGGCGCGCCCTTGCGGGCGGCCGCAGGCGACGCAGCGCGGCGCGGAGTGGCGGATGTAGGTCATGCTGCCCTCTCGGCAATCTGTCGTTCGTGCGCGAAGTTCGCGCGGATGAGCGCCTCGGAGAGCGGCGGGCAGACGCTGTTGCCGCACATGCGAACCTGGGCCGACTTCGTCAGCGGGATGCGCGGGAGCGACAGCGGGTCACCGTCCACCTGCTCGCCGCCCACGAACAGCAGTTCCGGGTCCGGAATCTCGTTGATGACGTAGTCGGCCGGGAAGCCCTGCGCGCGGTACAGCTCGTGCGGCGCCAGCATGCGCAAGCCGATGTCCACAATCTCGTAGTCCTGGCCTTGGATGGTCACCAGGCCATAACGGTCCTTCGTTGTCACCGTATGCAGAGGCTCGCTCAGTCGCGGATCCTGGTCGGTGCCGTAATACTTGAGCAGGAACGCACGGACCTCGGCATGATGCTGGCCGCCGGCGCTGATCGTGTGCAGCGGCTCGTCAGCGCCGGCCGCGGTGCTAGTGCCGCGCAGCTTAACCAGGTGGCTCGACACCATCCCCAGCGCGTGCGGCGCGCCAGCCGGGTTTTCCTTCGGACCGGCGGTGATGGTCGGCACTGGCTCAGCCAGGTCGCTGCCGGTCGAGCCAGTGCGGAACTTCGTCAGGTGGGCCGTGACCAGGCTGTGGTGGTCCGAGCTCGTGACCGTGCCGATCGGGTCATCGAGATCCGAGCCGACCACGCCGGTGTAGTGCTTCGCCAAGAACGCCGTGGCGACCGCAGTATCACCCTTGGCCGTGATCGTGGCCGTCGGTTCTGCGACGCCGCGCGGGCGGCTGTCGCCGGCGGGCCCGCCGACGCCGACCAGCGCCGCCGACACCAGACCGAAATGCCCGCCCTTCACCTGGGCGCAGACGGTGCGCAGCGGCGCGTCTGCCGGCATCACGCGCTGGTTGCTCGCGTTGGCGTGCTCGTTCAGGAAGGCGGTCACCAGGGCGTGCCTATTCTCGGTGGTGATCGTCAGGACCGGCTCGTCCGGCTGCGTGCCGCGGGCGGCCGCCGGGCGCTTGTCGCTGTAGTACGGCGCCAGATACGCGCTGGCCAGCGCCTTCTCGCCGCGCTGCGCGCCGGTAATCGTGCGGAACGGCTCGTGCACCGATTCGCTGCGGTCGCCACCCTGATGCGTGACCGGGACGATGCTCGGCACGACCACCGCGCGGTGGTTCTCTGTGGTCAGCGTGCCAAACGGCTGGTTCGCGGTCACCGGCTTGCCGGCGTAGATCGGGCCGCCCTGCCCCACGATGAACGGCTCGGCCGCGTCAACCACGTAGCGCATGATGCCCTTCGCGATGCGGCGCAGCGTGGCCTCGGCCAGCGGCTTCTTGCGGCCGAAAATGCTCGGGCACGGCAGCGCCCAGTCGATGCATTCCGCCGCGGTGCGGTACGGCTGCAGCTTCCCCGCGCGGACGGCCGGCGAATCCGGCGCTCCGTTGGTCGGCTGCGGCCAGATGATCGGCAGCCCGTCACGGCGCGCGACCAGGAAGAAGCGCTTCCGGATCGTCGGCGTGTCGTAGTCGCTAGCGCGCAGCTCGCGGTGGTCGACCTTGTAGCCGTGGGCCTCCAGCTGGCGCACAAACGATTCGAACGTCTTCCCGCGCTTCGCCGGATCCGGTTTCCAGTGGCCGTGCTCGTCCTGGATCAGAGGGCCCCACGTTTTGAACTCTTCCACGTTTTCGAGCATGATCACGCGCGGCTTGCACTTCGCCGCCCAGCGCAGCGTCACCCAGGCCAAGCCGCGAATCTTCTTCTCGACCGGCTTGCCGCCCTTGGCCTTGCTGAAGTGCTTGCAGTCGGGCGACAGCCAGACCAGGGCCACCGGCTGGTTGCCGGTCACCTCGATCGGATCGATGTCCCACACGCTCTCGCACAGGTGCTTCGTGTGCGGGTGGTTGATAGCGTGCATGGCCAGCGCCTCGGGATCGTGGTTGATCGCTATGTCGACCGGGCGGCCGAAGGCAGCCTCCAGGCCGGTGCTGGTCCCGCCGCCGCCGGCGAAGTTGTCGATGATGAGCTCGTGGCCCAGGTCCAACTGCATGGTGATGAGGTCGCGCTTCATGCTCGCGCCTCCGGCGCACGGGCACCGAACAGCGCAGCCACCAGCGGATCGCGCGCCGCCGGCGCCGAGTGCAGCCGCACCGAGTAGTGCTCGTCGTCCTGCATGATGTGGATGTGGCGGCCTGGGCCGAGCGAGCCCATTTTCTTCGGGCTCTTTGGCACGCCGGTCGGGCGCGACACCGGCGCGTCGGCGAGCTGAGCCAGGTAGGCCTGGGCCTGCTCCGGCGTAACGGCCAGGTAGCACATCAGTCCTTCGGCGCCGCGAGCCGACGTGACGCGCTCGCCCAGGTCAGCGAGGTACTTGCGCACGCCCGACGGGCCCATCTCGAGCAGGTTGCCGATCTCGGCGCGCGACAGTGGGCCGACCAGCAGAGCAGCGACCAGGCGGCGCGTCTTCTCGATGCGCTCCGCGGTCTGGCCAGGGGTGACGTAGCGGGCGCGAGTCATGCTGACACCTCGCCGGTCGCAGCTGGCGCCACTGTCGCGCGCACTTCGTCGTACTGCTTAATGCCCCAGACCAGCGCGAAACAGCACCACTGGAAACGGTGGGTGTATTCGTCGTGATCGACCTCCCAGAAGTCCGTGAACTCGAACGACTTCTCAGCGCCGAAGTAGGCGCTCCAGGCCTCGCTATCGTCGGCGCCAAATCGGAAATCGTTCGCGGCATCGAAACAGCGGATATCGTTATCGTCGGCGCCAATCACCTCGCGCTCGACCGCGGCGCGCAGATCGTCAAGCGCGCGCTGGCACAGCTCCAGTTCCTTCAGTTCACCCGTCTCTTCGCGTTCGCTTTTGGCGAAGTCTTCCACCCACTGGCGCACTGCGGCATCGAACTTCGCCTTGCTGAACTGGGTCACACCATTGCCGCGACTCGCGCGGCCGCCGGCCTCGACCTTCTCGGCCCAGTAGTGGTGGTCGAGCGCGAACAGGTCTTTCGACTTGGTGCGACGGAAGAAATCGAACATGTCGCGCAGACGGGTGAACACGTAAGTGCCCATGTCGCCGGTGTAGCAGAGGTAGCCCGGCCAGGTGATCAGGTCGAAGTGCATGCAGATGGTGTCAGGCTTCTTGAAGCGCAGGTGGCGGTAGATGCCATCGTCGCGGACGACAGTCATCTGGTGGCCGGCGACGTCGCGGAGGAAGCGTTTAGGGGTCAACGCGGTCATGCGGCACCGCCGATCACGGCGCGGGCGGCCGCATTCAGGTCTGCATCGGTCAGCACGTGGCGGCGGATCTCGGCCACGTAGACTGCGTCGCCAACGCGCATCTCGAAGCCGCCGCGGTGGTTGTTCGCCACCAGGTCGGCGACGGACTTCGCCTCGTATTCGGGGTGGGTGGTGTACCAGTATTGGCCTGGTGCGCTGGTCGCTGGCGAAGACTGATTTTCTCCGGCGTGCACCGCCGGTGCATTTGATTGTGCTAACATTTGGCTTCCTCTCAAGGATTCGCTTCACTAAGCCCGGTTGCAGCCGGGCTTTTTCACTTCTGGCTTTCAGCCATTTCCGCCTGGATGCGTGCCCACGCTTCGGGGCTCATCACGTGGCCTGGCTCGATCGGCGGCGCCGCCGCGGTGTCGTTCGTCTCGGGTTGATCCATCTACTCTCCTTATGTGATCCGGCGCAGGTATGCGGACTGGTGCCGGGGTATCGTGGTATTCGTGGGGAGCGGGCTTTACCTCGCCAGCTCGCGGATTTCCTTTACCGGCACGCCCAGGTATTCGTGAATCGCCAAGATCACCCCTGACGTCAGCCGCTTCCCGCCGCGCAGCTTGCTGATCTGGCTCGGCTGGATGTCCAGCTCGTCGGCCAGCGCCGAGTCGCTCTTGATGTCGAAGCGCCGGCGCAGTTCGTCGAGCAGGGTTGCGTTGCACATCTGGTCCTTCTCCTGGTGAATTGGTGGCGGCGCCTTCCCGCCGCCTGGGTGCTGCCTACGTCGACCTGTGCTGGAGGAAGCCCTTCTCAAGCTTCTCCACTGCTTCAGCCAGCTCGTTCCCGTCCTGCCGGTGGCGCGACTGCGCGCGCTCCCGGGCCGGGCCGGTCGCAGCTGCCTTTGCGCGCCGGCTCGACGCCCAGTTGCGCGCCTTCGCCACCACCTTGTCCTTATCTTTCTGATCGTCCATGTAGCCCTCTTTTCTTATTCGCTTTCCGACACACCCAAGATCCGAAACCCCTTAAACCCGCATGAAAGGCTTTGGGGCGCCACCGCGGATCCGGCGCGCACCAGGCACTGGCCAGCCGCGCTGTAGGCCCGGTTTAGGCATATGCCCGCCCACGCTCCTCCGGGTACGATGTGCCGGGTCGAGTTCGCGGATCGATGCCGACAGTTGCTGCAGACTCAGGCCGATCGCGGCGCTCATCGACAGACCGATCGGTTCGAACACGCCTTTCAGTGCCAGGTAGGCGTCCGGCGAGAGGTAGCCCTTGACGGGAATGGTTTTGGCGTTCGGGTTATTCATGGTTTTCTCCTAGTGATGCGGGTTACAGGAAAGTGCGAAACACGATGACTTAGACGGCTCACTCAGGCGGTTCAGCGAGACTGAGTAGTCTCTCGGCGCTCGGTGGACTGCGACCTGCGCGGCCGGGTTCGGCAACGGGATCCGTAGCGCGCCGATTCTCGTGGACCAGCTCGGGCCAGATAGTCGCCCAGTCGTTCGGGAACAGGTCTTTGCGGGTCACCGCGCAGTCAGTTGCCTTCTCGATCGGCGCTCCGAAGTGGACAGGAACCGGGCGTGTGCCGTCTGCCCAGCGGCTGACGTCCGGGGGGTGTGCGCCGATTGCTTTCGCCAAAGCGGCGCCACGACCACGGCCTTGAGTGAGGTAGGTTTTAAGGTCCATGGGCACAAGTATAGCGAATCGCTAAAGTTTTGCAATAGCGAATCGCACATTCCTTACTTTAGCGTTTTGCTATTTAATCTTGCCTATGAAAACGAATGACGAAACGCGGCGCTTGAACCTCCTGCTGGCAATCCCTATGAGTGCGGACGCCAAGGGAGCAGGCACGCAGGCAAAGCTGGCCGGCCGGATTGGCACGGCGCCGGCCTATCTCAGTCAGATCAAGAACAAGACTCCAGACAGTAAAAGCGGTACACCAAAAGCCATGGGTGACGATATGGCCCGGCGAATTGAGGAAGCGTTGAATCTGCCTACAGGCTGGATGGACACCGAGCATTGCGCTGAATGGGCGAGCACAGGTTTGACGGACGTGGCAGCTGACGGCGTCGGCAAGGAACGTTCGATCGAAGAGGTGCGGCGCTTGCTGCCTGGGGCCATGCCTGTTCGAGTGGTCGACAATGACGATCCCGCTCTCACACATATACCGAAGGTAAAACTTCGCCTATCGGCGGGGATCGCGGGTTTTGAGACAGAGCCTGAGCGGTTCGACGGGTCGACCACAGCTGTGCCTACTGACTGGATCCACCGGAACAGCTACAACCGTGAGCAGCTGATAGCGATCCGAGTGAAGGGCGAAAGCATGGAGCCCACGCTCTACGAGGACGACTTAGTCGTAGTCAATTTGGCCGACATCCGCCCGGTTGACGGCGGCGTCTACGCCATCAACTACGAGGGAGAGCCAGTGGTCAAGCGCCTCACGCGCGACGCTGGCCAGTGGTGGCTGACGTCGGACCACCTCGACCAGCGCAAATACTACCGCCGCGTCTGTAACGGCAAGGACTGCATCATCGTGGGCCGCGTGGTCCGGAGAGAAAGCGAAAGGCTGTAATGCTGTATTCGGTTGTGCGCCTGCGCGGGGAGCGCACGATAGTAGTACTTGTTGAACGATGGCAGTTGGGCGGCCGACATGCACCAAGCCTTGTCGAACAAATCCAAGATCAGTTCGATTTGCCAACGATGCTGGTAGCTCGCGACGACGCAAGCTGGCGGACGGCTCGAGCGTACGCAAACTTCGACGCGGAGCGTCCACTTTTCGAGCTAATCGCCGCGGCAGAACATATCGAGTGGGATGAAATGCCAGTCATAGACGTAAGGACGCTCACGTGAGACAAATTGCCGCATTGCTCATCATCGCCGCCGGCCAACTCGTCACCACTGCCAGGCCCGCTAGCGCAGCTGAGTCGATCACTGTACTCGGCCTGCCGCTGGGTGCAAAACTGCAGACGCCAGTCCGGAAATGCAAAGATGCGCCGCCGAAGGACAGCGCTCCGCTTTGCTGGATCTACTCTCGACCAGGAGGCGCTGGCACGACCAACGGCGCGCTACACGTTCCTGGGGAGGATGCACGGCCAAAGTGGGCAGCATTTGCGGCGTTTGAAGGCAGCATCGCCAAAGACGGCACTTTGCAGCAGTTCACCGTTGAGTCCAGCAATAATCACCCATTCGAGCAGATCGTCGATTCGATCTCAGCCAGGTTCGGGCCTCCCAAGATGTCTAAACCATCAGCTTCGTATCGTAGCTATGCGAGCTGGGATCGCCCAGAGATAAGCATCAGCATCCTGTGCGATCTGAACAGCAAGTGCTACACGAAATTCCTGTCCGCCGAAGCGGCGACCGCCGAGCGCAGACGGATTCAAGAAGTCGTGAAGAGAAATGCTGCGCGACCCATCGCGCCGTGACTATTAGCTAGATTTCAACACCTGCCCCACAGCTATACTCGCGCCAGCGAAACGGCACGCTTAGATGCCGCCCGGTAGTCGCAGAACATGAATCGAGCCAAAACCGCCCTTCTCGGCCTGGTCATCCTTGTCGCCCTCGCTGCTGCAGTGTTCTTCAAGAAGTACGCCGATTGGGTCGCCATCCCGAAGGCCCGCGAACCGATGATCAGCCTGCTCAAGGATCCGGCGAGCGCCCAGACTCGCAATGAACGCATCACGAAGGCCGGCGTGCTCTGCGGAGAAGTGAACGCCAAGAACAGCATGGGCGGCTACGTCGGATTCAAGAAGTACATCTCGTACGGTCCAGAGAACAACTTCATTGAAGGCAGCGGACGCCTCGGCGAGTCCACTACCCAGGACCTCATCGAGCGACTCGAGCGCAAGAATGCTCGGCTACGGGCGTACATCAGCATTCGAGAAGATGGCACAGATATTTCACCGCCTTCCGATTCTCGATTAGACGAATTGATTGAAGAAGAGATGTTTCTGGCGCGCTGGCAGCAAGCGTGCGGGCCGAAGGCAATATGATGGCACGCCTGATAAGACGGCACGTCGCCAGTTGGATCCAATCAATGCAAATTGGGTCGGAAAATTAACCGCTTGCGACATGAGGCTCAACAACATTTAACGAGCGGTAAATTGTGGAGCCATTTTAGGAGCCAATTAATTAATTTGAGTTAGAAGGCTAAAATGCTTACACTAATCGCTGTAAAACCGCCGGCGATTTTTTGTGTCATGATCCATTGTACCGGTAGGTAAATTACGCTATTGAAAAAGAAAATTCAATCTAGGATTAAAGGCGTTTTCTCATTCATTCACACTGGAGCTTTAAAATGGACTATGAAACAGCAAAAAATCTGATGGACCAAATAACCATCATCTCTCGCTCACTTGCGGAACTATCTGAAAGCGTCGATAAGATTAGCGAACCTGACCGATCGAAGTTGATGCAGGGAGTGGGAAAAACGATGGGTGAACTCTACTTAGAGCTAATATACCCGATAGGCATGCAGTATCCAGATTTAAACCCAGTCAATAAGCATAAAATACCCCCCGCTAGTTAATAAATATTGACAAGGAAAGAGTAGATCTCCGAGAATTTATTTGGCATTTCGCCATATTGATCGGAGAACCAATGATTCAGCAAAGTTTAAGAAATTTTATTTGCTCCTCTGCAGTAAGTGCATTTTTTGTTCTGTTTTCAACAGGAGTGGCAGCAGCGGAAGCTGCGCCGCAGCTCGTTGGAAACTGGGCGGGTGGAGCTGATGTACAGGTCTGTAGCACAGCCGGCGGCAGGTGCCTCGCGGTAAAGATGCCGAATAAGATTGTCGACGTTAGAAGGATAATTTTTGGCGCTTTCATCGAAGATTCTCCACTGTCATGGTTTGCGATTACAAAGTCTTCGGTAGCCCTATGCTCGTTAGCACGCACCGGCCCTGAGGTTAACTGTACATTAGTGGCCGACGATGTTCCTAAACTCAACTTTAAGATTGAGCAAGCGTGCGATGGCACACTCACTTGGACCTTTTTAAGCTCTATATCAAATAAAAAGGCGGTGAGCATTACGAAGAGTTTTGAAACAGCTAGAAAAAGATTGCGCGATCAATTTTTACTTGGAAATGTTGATGAGCCCGTTTCCCCGCTTGCCGTATGTGAAGACTGCGACGTTCCAAGTGATAGCGGTCCAGGCGAAGCAAGTAGCGGAGCTGGCAGTGGAGAGCCCCCACCTCCGGTTATCATCACTGGGCCTAAACCTCCTCCACCTATTCAGGATCCACATACCCCCTCTGTTCCACCTTCATGGTGGTGCATCAACTACGGCACAGGTTGCTCGTCCTCAGGCGGCGGCAGCGGCCCCTCCCCTGGAGATGAGCAGTCCCGTTGCCGCGCGGTAAAAGCGATTTGCATACGCGATTGTTCAGACAAAACGCTACCTACGGCGCCGAAGAAGGATGGAATACCATATTTTGAATGCGTGAATGACTGCATGCAAGCGAAAGACTGTCTCGGAAAGGCTTAACCGCCACATTGCATTTAAAAGTTTATAGCACACGAACCGTGGGGAGAACTCCGTTTAATCTCTCCACGTTTCGTTTCGGCTTAGCTTATTGCGCGGATGCCTGCCGTCTTGATCCTGAATTTCAGCAAATGCCGCTCCAATCAGTCCGAATATCAGTTGCAGCCAGACTCTGCGATCATGTTGGCAGGGCGGGTACGCAAGGACATTCTCACCCGACTGCTGTGCTCAGTTAGCATCGCCTGCAACAAATCCTTACCCCCTCCCTGCCGCGCATGTCCAGCACATGCACTAATTGGCAGCTAAAGGCGGAAGAAGCGATACGGCTGGCGACTCAGTGACTATTGGCTAGATTTCAAGGCCAGCTGCGTAGCTATACTCGCGTGAGCGAAACGGCACGCTGAGATGCCGGACTCGAAATCGAAAATGCAGAGAAACTTTGCCGTTGCCGCAATTCTTGCGAGCGCGTTATTGGTTCCAGCCGCCTTAGAGGCTGCCGGCATCAGCGTTGGAGCAGCCCCAAAGGGCGAGGCCCAAGCCGTAGCGTCCAAGATTATCAAAGAAAATCATCCAACCTGTAAAAAGGTGTCAGGCGCCACACGGCGAGCTGATGGATCGATTAGCGCGAAGTGTAATGGTACAAGCTTCCTGGTCTTCACGGTCTTCAACCCAAAGGAGGGCCGCACCGTTGAGCTTGCGCTGAACTGCACCGCAGCTAAAAAACACCTGAACATCGCTTGTTAAGGGCGGCACATTACCTGGCGCACTGAGGTGCGGTGGGCGTTGAAACAGGGATGGATTGCGAAGTACCGACAAGCGCACCAACTTCGGCCGTGATGTGCGACCTGCATCGGTGACGTTTTTGCGCGTCGCGATGTTTAGCTGAATGCTCTGATTCTGGAGGCGAAGTGGAAGTGTTAGAAGCGAGGCGCGCAATCGCCAGTTTACGAGAGGCCGTCAAAGAGCCGGCAAATGCTGACTCTTTCGAGCGCCGAACATCTGCAGATTATCATATGATAATCAACGCTCTCGAAGAAATGCTGGTTGAGGTAGAGGCCCCGCGCATTGATGGCGATAAGCTGACCGCGCTTTATACCGAGGTGCAAAGGCTTTTGCATGGAATCACTCGTAGGGTCACCGAGCAAATGCTGGCGACGGCCCAAGCCCTAGAGGCGGGCGCATCGATTGATAGTCTGTCAATGCCGCGGACAAACGCCGGGGCTGTGAACAAAATCATCGATGAACTCTCAAAGAAGTTTGTATCCGCTGCGAATCGCCGTACAGCCGAAATCAACAGCACCATACAGGCGCGCGATACCAATCGAGTTGACAGCCCTGCGTCTACAGAAGATCATGCACCTATGAGTACACCGAGCCAAAGCGAAATTGACCTTAAGATAGAGAACATGCAGCTGCGCATGGACGGCCGCCTCTCATCAATTGAAGGAAAGATGGACGCTCTTGCAGCCCAGGTCAGCGGCAGCGAGCGAGCTATGAGCCTGCTGGCCGAGCGGGCTGTGGCTGCGGCAGAAAGCGCGGGCAATTTGAAGCAGACGCTTTGGATTACATCAATAACGACAATCCTTTCGGTTCTAGGTATTGCTCTAGCTGCCTACTTCGGTACCCAAGCGTCGAATCTCAGCATTGTCAGCTCTACGATTTCTGCGTTCGAGGCCGGCCGCACAGCCGGTTCACCAGTGCCGCCCACCGCCCCTCAACAGGCGCCGCCTAGATAACTCCCTTCGATCGCGAAACACCAGCCCGTCTTAAGCGGGCTTTTTTACGTCCAAGGTGCTGGCTTGCGTGTACAGTATCGGCGAGCCCGGCGCAGCACGAATCCCGCAACGACCTTCATCGTAACAGGCGCGCTCGGCATCAGCGTCAATTGCTGCAGCGCCGCCGATGAGCCCGTACTCTTCTCGCGAGCGCGGATCGCCCTTTCTTCGGCTGCTTGGCGCGCCAACTCGGCGCATGCTGCGAGCCTCAGCAACAAATCGTCGTCGATTTCCACCGCGCCGTACCGCCTTGGCCAGCCAGCCTGCAGCGGGTACGGAATGCCCAGCAGCGCGGCCTCGCCTCGTGTCAGCGCCTTCGCCTTCGTTCCCCTCTGCGCCAGGTAGCCCGACAGGGTCATTTTTTTCGCCATTCGCGGCCTTTTTTCTTTTCGCACCTTGTATAGGTACTAACAACACCGAATAGAGGTACTGCTTGATGCTGTATCTGCTCATCCTCTAACTTCAACCCCAGTCTGGGTTTCGTACTATCGGGGGCTGGGACGAAGACTCAGCTTTCCTGTCGAACGCGGAGCCTTTACGTATTAGATCGGTACGCCGTCTACTACGACTCGTCAGCCTTTCCGGTCCGCAGGTGCTAACTTCGCTGCCCGCGTGCGTATCTCAGACCATTCCCACAGTACGCCTATCCCCTCACCCCTGCCGGCGGTTCCCGACGAGTGAAGCGGCTGATGCCGTCAGCTCGGATCTTGGGCCACATCAAGCGGCCCGCATCCAGTCAAACTCGACCAAAGACCGAAGTATAGCGCGAAATTAGCGCGCCGCTATATTTTTCGCTTTACTTAATTTAGCGAATCGCTATAATCAAATCCATTGAGCGAGCTCAGCACAGACCGAGCCGCTGTTCTGGAGAGCTACATGAGCAAGCAGTGGGACAACGAATACATCAGCCAAGCCATCGTCGAAGAGATCGCTCTGGCGCGCCTTGACTTGGACAAGCGCGCCACCAAGCCTGCTGGCGTGTACCGCGATTCCAACGTCTACCTGGCCACGGGCCCGGGCGGTGGCGGCATCAGCGGCCTGCGCTCGAGCGAGGTGCTGCCGAAGTGGCGGCGCGAGCCGCGCGCGGCCGGCGCGCTGGCGATCAAGCATGCGCTGAACATCCGGCACGACGAGGACGAATACAGCGTTTCGGTCGGCTACGGCGCCGGCCGGCGCAGCGTCACCGAGTTCTACGGTGCGCACCCGGATCGCGATGCCGCAACGATGGCAGCGATTTGCCGCGCCGCGATCCAGATGCTGACCGAGCGCCGCGACGAGCTGGCCGCGCTCAACCCTACCCGCTCGAAGTCGAGCCGCCAGCCCCGCGCCCGGGCAAAAACGAAAGAGTGAGGACGACATGCGATACCGCATCACCATTGTTACCGCACCCGGCGCCACGCCGATCACGTACACCGCCATCGGCAACCGCGACCAGCTGCAGGACGCAGCGTACGACGACGGCGCCCAGGGCGTGTCGGTGATCCTCGAGGGCTGAGCACCATGGCACGCAACGCACGACGCGCCTGGCGCGCGCCCAGCACCGACGACCAGAGCCTGGCGGAGCAGGACCGCCAGGCCGTCCGCAACTACCGAGGCAACCGCGGCTCGGCGCGCTACTTCCGCGACCTGAAAGCGATCGACGACAAGACCCCATCCACCCAACCGGACGACACGAAAAAATGAACATGACCGCCAGCACGCAAGCACCGGCGCCGGAAGTTCCGCAGCGCCGCTTCGATGACCTCGCCCTGCCCGGCCGCCCGCTGGACTGGGGCGATGAGGGCACGCCTTTCGATGGCTCCAGCGTGGTGTATTTCTGCCGCTTCCGCAATGCGCTGCCGGTGCGCTGGCACGAGATTCGGACGAAGGAGCACCTGCTCGACGTCCAGGCCGATGCCACGCGCTACGAGCTGCGGATCCTGTTCACCGTCCCGGTTGACGATCTGGCGCGCGCGCCGATCGCGCACGTGGCCATGGCGCGCACGCGGCTGGACACCATCCAGCGCGCCGCCGGCGCCGCCATCGCCAACATGCGCGCTGTCGCCTGCGAGCTCAAGGCGCTGCCATGAGCGGGCGCCAGATGCGCGACGCCGGGTGCCATGCCGCCTGGGTCCTTGCGTGGGTCGCCGCGTGCACCACCGCCATCGTCACCGGGCTGCCGCAATGATCCGCCGCATCGCCCAGGCGCTGGTGTTCGTGCTGGCCTTCCTGATCATCGTGGCCGAAGTGCAGCGCGCCGAAGACGCGGATGCAGCGCGCGCGGCGGCGACTTTCTACGGAGCGCGGCCGTGACCTTCGAAGAACTGCGGGCCACCTACCAGTGCCCGGAACAGATGGCGCGCGACCTGTTCGCGCAGCTGGCCGCCTGCCAGGCGCTGCACACGATGGAGCAAGCCCTCCGCGCCAAGGCCGAAAACAAACTGGCGGCGGCCGCAGCGCCGCGCCGCACATACCGACAAGACGAGGAGAAGTGATGAAAAACCAGAGCAACCCAGCATACGACCAGGCAATGGCGAATGCGCGCGGCGTATCCCTGCCGGCGATCGGCGCGGCACTGGTCGCCGCCCCTGTCGCGGCACAAACGCAAGCCCTCGTTGCGATCCGCGCTGCACTGGGTGACCAGTACGACCCGGCTGCCGGCGAAGCGATGTCGGTCCTGCGCGTGATGAACGCATGGAAGGCCGAGGCCGAGCTGGGCGAGAAGTACAAGCAGATGGCGCTCGGCGCGGCACAAGCCGGTAAGGTAGCGCCGGCCGATCTACACGACGCGATCATGCGCCTGTCATGCGATGCCACGCGCTCGATGTTCTCCAGCAAGTCCGAGATGATGGCGTACAAGGAAGGCCACCGCGACGCGCGCCACGCCGCGGCTGATCTGGCTGCTGGTGTCGAGGCCGGTCAGGTAGCGGTGCCGGAAGGATTCGTGCTGATGCCGCGCCGCCTGACCGCCGAGAACGGCGCCAAGGGTCTGCTGTCTGGCGAGTTCGCCGAGTCGTGCTCGGTTACTTGTCCATCTTGCGATGGCGCCGGCGAAGTCGATGTTGATTGCGAATGCGGCGAGTGCAAGGGCGAAGGAACGGTTGAGGAGCGTGTAGCGGTCGGATGGGACACCATCAAGCGCATTTACGACATGGCCGTCGAGCACCTCGCTGCTCCCTCTGCGCCAGCAGTGGCACAGCAGGCGCCAGCACAGGCAGAGCGGGCGCCTACCGACTTGTCGCACCGCTTGCGCGAAACGGCCGACCAGCAGCCGGGCTGGAAGCCGCTGCTGACCGCAGCGGCGGATGAAATCGAGCGCTACTACGGCGGGATGATGGCCTGGAAGCGTACGGCCGAGAAGAAGGATCGCGACTGGAGCGAGGCTCGTATGGCGCGTGAGAATGAGCGCTGCGCCGCGCGCGCCGCCTTGCCTCGCTGGATCGACGATCTCAAAGGCAGCGACCCGACCATCGACAGCCTGATCGAGCACATCATCGCCCAGGCATCTACACCAGACGTGCGCCAGGAGCAGCAGAAATGAAGCGACCAAGGTTATCCGACTGGTTTCACCCCGCACAGAAACCGGAGATCCCTGGTGTGTACGAGACGAGCGTATGTGGGAAAGGCGCCGGCGCGATGCAGCACTGGGACGGCGAGCGCTGGGGCGCCTACGCGTACAGCGCATTCAACGCGCACCTGATCCGCGATCGAAAGTCGATGTACCAGCGCGTGCTGTGGCGCGGCCTGGCCGAGAACCCCGAAAAGAATAACGGAGCAGCAGCATGACCACCACCCCTACCGCATCCCCTGAACTGCCGGACCTTGACCGCCTGCTTGATGAATTTGCCGACGAAGCGCGCGCCAACGCATCTGGCCAAGCCAACCACCTTGATGACGTTCGCAAGGTTATTCACGCTGCGTTCGCTCGCCGCGCCAAGCCAGAGGGCGAAGCGCCGCAAGCTGAGGCTTTCGCATGGGCGGTATTGGCCGAGAACGGCAACGTGATCATCTGGTCGAAAAATCGAGGCCAGGTAGAGCCGGTCTCTAAACAGTACGGGCGGCCTGTCGTGCCGGTAATTGCGCTGTCAGGACCTGCGGGCGATGAAGCGGTCGAGTTGCTGGCCGCTGTCTTCGATGCATGGGAAAACGGAATTGACTGCTACGAAGATCCTGAGAGCAACGCCGGCTACCTCGGAATGGCCTTCAAGCTGGACGACGATGTATTCCAACGGTGCGTCGATCTACTGAACCGCGAGAACCCGCCACGCAACGCAGCCCTCGCCGCTCAGTCCCAAGGCGCACAGGCAGATTCCGGAAGCTGCACCGCCTGTAATGGCGAGCGAGGTCGGCGCGAGAACTGCACCTCCTGCGACGAGACTGGCCGCCGCTGGGCGCAACTCGACAACGAGGAGCTGGAGGCCGCTCTTGCCGCGAAGGCCGAAGTGCCGGCACTGACCCCGCTCGACTACCGGGCGCAGGGCCGTGAGGAGGCGCTTGCCGTGATCCTCGGCCAAAGCTCCGAAGACCCGTTCTCGGATTGCATCGGCTGGAGCAAGTCCGGCGCGCCGGAGGATGAAGGCGGCACGTATTGGAAGGAAGACGAGCTGCGCAAGCTGCTGCACATCGGTGATGCCAGGCACGATGCATTCGGGCGCGCGGAGGCCGCCTATTGGGAGGCGATGGGCCGGTCGGACGAAGCCAAGCGCGAAATGCTGTTGGTCGAGCAAGCGCCGTTTTACAAGCCGTTGAGCGAATTCCTATCAAAGCACCACGCATGGGACTTGATGGCCGACCTCAAGCGCGCCCAACAAGCCGCAGCACCTGGCTCGGCCTATCTGGCGGCTGAACTGGATCCGGCCGAGCCGGTGTACAAGGTGTCGGACTTCGCCCCTAGCGCCCCTAGCGCCCCCGGCACACCGGCACTGGCCGAGGCGTGCGCCCTTCTGCGCACCGCCCGCGACGATTGCGGGCTGGGGTCTGAATTGGGCGGCAAGGTCGATGCGTTCTTGGAACGCGCCCCCGGCACACCGGAAGCGCCGGCCGTCATCAAAACGGTTGAGCTGGCTGATTGCCCGAATTGCGGTTCGCAGATCACCGTTCCTATCGACTTTGTGGTCGATGCGAGCCATCCAGCATTGAGGAAAGGAGACGCAGCGTGAGCATCGTATATACCGCCGACGTGTTCTGCGATGGCGATGATTGCAGCCTGTGGGTCCAGGGCGTAAGCGCCACCAGGCCGCCTACGAAAGCGCAGGCCCGAGCGGAGCATGCGCCGCGCGAAGGATGGACGCACATCAAAGGCAAAGATTACTGCCGCAGGTGTGCGCGCGCCGCCCAGCTCGACGGCGGCCAGGGAGAGGGAGCCGGCCATGTGGAGTAATCGCGCCCGCATGTTCCGCCGCGCGTGCGAGCTGATCGCGAATGACCGCCGCGCCGCTCGCCGCGACGACAGCCGCCACCGCTCGCTGGTGCGCCAGATGGATGACTGCGCCGCCGCACTGCTGCGCGCGCTGAAGCAGATCAACCGTGTGCTCGACGCGCACCTGAAAGGAGCCGACCATGGCTGACACCTCCCCTGACGAGCTGTACGAGAAAGCGGTGATGCTAGTGCGCGCGCGAAACCGCGCCTGTACGTCGATGGTGCAGCGCACCTTCTTGATCGGCTACAACCGCGCAGCACGCCTGTTCGACGCCATGGAGCGCGCCGGCATCGTTTCGCCGCTCGGTGAGAACGGAGTCCGCACCGTACTCCCGGTCGCCACCCCGCCATCGCCCAGCACCGCGCCCGAGGCTGATCCAGAGAAGGACTTTTCCGACTGGATGGAGCGGCGCGGGGCGCTCGGCGCCGGCGCGGTACCGGAGCGCATCTTCTTCGCTGGACACAGCGCAGGACGCCGCGCAGCCCTTGCTTCTCGCCCTGCTGAGGTGGACGCCGAAGGGCTGCCTGCTTTACCCGAAGGCCATGCGATGGAAGGTCACTTTGGCGAGAACGGCGAATGGGCTACGGTAGATGGATACACCGCCGAGCAGTACCGCCAGGGCCAGCGCGATGCGGTGGCGGCGGATCGGGCGCGGCGCGGGAGCCAGCCATGAAGGTCGGTCAGCTCGTTATGCTGGTCGGCACCGACGGCTATATGCCGCCGATGGGCGCAGTTGGCGAAATCGTGGAGCCGTTCGACGGCGAGGACTACGGCGCCATGTTCCCGCGCCACCCCTGTCCGGTCGAGTCGCCGGAATGGTACGTGCCGCCAAGCATGCTGATGGCGATCGACGGTGATGCGCACGCGGCGCCAGGATGCCGCCACGTCGTCACGCTGACGCGAATCGGCGAGGCCGGCGCGTGGTGCGCGGACTGCGGCGCGAAAGTTCTCGGCCAGGCGCTGACGGGAAACGGCGTCGGCACCGTGATCGTCGGCGGCGCGCCGGAGGATGGATGGTGATCCTCGACAGCATCACGCACACCGCGCGGCGCCAGCACCAGTGCGCCTGCTGCGGCCTGACCGTGCACACCGGCGAGCGGTACGTGCGCGCCCAGGTGCCAGGTGGCGGCCGCGCGGCGAAGCGTGCGTTTCACAGCAAGTGCTACGTCCGCTTAACCGCGGCAGCAGAGAAAGGAGGGCGATGATGTCCAACACATTTTTGAGCTCAGACGAAATCAAGCAGCTCACCGGGCGCAGCTACATTAAGCTGCAGATCGAAGCGCTGTCGAAAATGGGCCTACCGTTCTTCGTCAACGGGATTGGCCGGCCGGTCGTGACCAGGTCGGCAGTAGAGGGGCGTGGCGCGGCGCCGACCTCTCAGAAGAAGGGCTGGACGCCCCGCGTATTGAAAACGGGATAAATAATGGGCCGCAAGCCGACAAAGAACCTGAACCTTCCCGCTGGCATGCGGGTGCGGCGCCGCAAGTACGGGACGTATTATTACCTCGATGCTGGCTTCGTGAATGGAAAGCGCAAGGAAATCGCCTTGGGCACCGACTACATCGAAGCTATTCGAAAATGGGCGGACCTAACGGCTGGCGACACGGACGTGAGCAACGCCATGACCTTCCGAGTGGCGGCCGAGCGGTACCAGCGCGAAGTGCTGCCGACGAAGGCGCGCGCCACGCAGGAGGTAAATATCCGTGAGTTAGCTTGGCTGCTCAGGTTTTTCGATGACCCGCCAGTGGCGATGGACGAGATTCAGCCGGTCCATGTCCGCCAATATATGGACTGGCGCGTGCAGGAAACGATAAAGATCAAGCTGGCCGCCAACGTCGTGCGCGCCGCTGCTGGAAAGCCCACGCTCCCCGTCGCCAAGGATGAGGGAAGCGTCAGAGCGAACCGAGAGAAGGCGCTGTTCTCGCACATCTGGAACTTCGCTCGCTCGAAAGGCATCACCAGCGCGGCGAACCCGTGCGCTGGCATCAAGGGGTACTCAGAGAAGGGGCGCGACGTCTACGTCGAGGACGATGTCTACAGGGCTGTGCACGACGCCGCAGAAGCACCGCTGCGCGATGCCATGGACTTGGCGTACCTGACGGGGCAGCGCCCGGCAGACGTACTCAAGCTGACGCGGGCGGACATCAAAGAGGGCGCGATCGGGATCCGGCAGAACAAGACCGGTGCGAAACTACGCATTGCAGTGGAAGGGGAATTGGCCGCACTGCTAGAACGGATTAGCAGCAGGAAAGTGATGGGGATGGGTTTGGTCAATATGCCGGACGGCACGCCGATGAGCCGGTCAGAACTTCGCGGCGCTCTCGATCGCGCCCGGGCCGCCGCGTCCGCTGCGCACCCTGCCCTTGCGGCGAAGATCAAGCAATTCCAGTTCCGGGATCTACGGGCGAAAGCTGCCACTGATAAAGAAGAAGCGCACGGGATTACTGCGGCCCAGGATCAGCTCGGGCATTCAACTGCAACGATGACGAAGCACTATGTTCGGCACCGAAAGGGGAAGCTGGTAACCCCGACAAAGTAG